TAATTAAATATCCAGTGCTCATTGATAAGTATTTAGTAGAACATTAAAGAACAAAACGGAACATTGGCGGAACAAAATAGCGCTCTTAATCTAATTAAGGGCGTTTTTTATTGTTTATTGATAAATTTAGGGTGAACAACGCGGAACAAATGGCGGAACAATCTAAACTGTAAGTTATTGATATTTAATTGATGTTCTGTTTTAGCGGAACAATTGAAGGGGAATTATAACGATTTGTCCTGTTTATCGACTCAATGTTCTTTTTTGCGCTGTGGAATTTGAAGCGCTAAGAGTAAAAATCAAACATCACCTTGCAAACCCCCCAAGATTGATATATCTTTTCACATGTTGAAGAAATCCGCTTAGTTTATGACTGAGCGGATTTTTTTTGCTCTATGCTACTTGCTTTGCCCGGTTTAACAGCCGGGCTTTTTTATGCGCGAAACAAAAGGCCCACTATGAAAGCAGGAAAGTTAATCGCACTTGGTTTGTCTGGTGTACTTGCTGCAGCTGGCGTAACAGTGGCAACGTTTGAAGGTAAAGAGCTAACAGGTTATTTAGATCCAGTTGGCATTGAAACGGCTTGCTATGGTCATACTAAAACAGCTATAGCGGGAAAAGCCTACACAGAAGATGAATGCTTAGGCTTGTTGGCTCAAGACTTGGACGAGCATAACAGCATGCTAATGGACGCTGTGAACGTAGAGCTAAGTCAAGGCGAGCACATTGCTTACTTGTCATTTCATTACAATGTTGGCACAGCCAATTTCCGCCGAAGCTCATTGTTACGTTATTTAAACGAAGGTCAACGCTTACGTGCATGTAATGAATTACCACGCTGGGTTTATGCGAAGGGCCAAAAATTACCGGGCTTAATCACTCGCAGAGAGCAAGAGCGTAAAATGTGTTTAGAGGGTGTTAACAGTGCTAAAAATGATAACGACACTATTCAGCAGCATTGAAAGAGCATTGATACTCGCGTTATTGCTCGCACTAGCTTACGCAACGTACCAGCTTGCGCAGTCAGAAAGTGATTTAAACGCAGCGCACACAACAATCAAAACAAAAGACGCTCAACTCGAAACGCTATCAATTCAAGCGGAGTACCTATCTCAAAGCGTCAAGCTATCAGAGCAGCAGAACCAAAAACTAATGCGTGAACGTGATTCAATCTCACGCATCAACAGCGAATACGAGCGCAGAATAGAAATAATTACGTCTGAACTCGCAGTAACACAATTTGAAATCGACAGCTTGAGGGAGTCGCACAATGAAACTGTTAAAAAATGGGCTAATAACAGTATTCCTTGTGATGCTATCAGCTTGCTCAAGTACACAAGAACCGCAAACTGTAACTGAGATTATTGTTCAAACTCAGTACAAGTATGTTACGCCACCAAGCGAATATTTATCCCCTTGCGAAGTCAATCAAACAGTCATAGCAGACAATGCGGACTTGCTTAGCTATGCACAACTTTTAGAGGCATTAGTAGACCAATGCAATGAAAACATTAACCGAATCAAACAGTGGGCCAGTGAGAACAATGGATAAATCAACAACAGTAGCAAGTTACACCGCAAGTATTGGCACCGCTGCAGGCGGACTTTTATCGCTAAACACAATAGCGCTAATACTCGGCATAATTTTTACAGCCGCTACGTTTTTTATCAATTGGCGCAGTCAGAGCAAGCGATATACACTCGACTTGCAAAAAAGAGAGGAAGATGCTGAGTTTCATCGAGCCAGAATGGCAGAGCTTTTAAAAGATGACGAGCAAGCACTTAGTGAGCTCAAGGACTCTAACGGTGGCAAGTAGTGTCAAAATGGGGCGATTTAAACGAGCTATTCCAAAAAGAGCATGGCGAAACAAAAATATCGTTGCGTGATTTTTGCGATAACAACAAATTAAACTACAGCACTGCGCGAAAGCATATAAGAACATCAAGAGCGGCGCCGCGCAAAGTAGTAAAAGATGAAGGGCAAAAGCTCACAAGAGCGCCTAACTTTAGGCATGGCGGTTATTCAAAGTATTTTAATGGCGATGTTAACGAACTTGTTGAAGCTACCACTTTAGAAGATGAACTTGATCTTTGTCGTGCACGCATTCACATGGTCATGGAAGCTTTGCCAGGTATTCAAAATCTATTAGATGATCCTGACACTGACAATGACGCAAGAACACGGCTTTATGAGTCGTTGTTCAAAGCAGAAAACGCACTTGATAGAAACATTACACGCGCAGAGTCGATAACTAAAACGCTATCAAGCATAGAAACAGATTCTTTAGCACGCGGTAAGTTGATTGCTGAAACAACACGCATCAAACAGCAAACAAAAGCACTTGTTAATGCTACTAAGCGCGGTAAACATCAGGCGGAAATTGCAGAGCATGAAGCAGCCAAAGCACGTAAAGAAGCTGGCGGCACTAGTAAGCTTGATGATTTCATTGATAAACGCATAGGCGGTTTAGATACCGTGGTTAGTCAGTAATGCAACCCAAACTAGCTAAATACCCTAAAAGCACCTGGTTAACACCAGAAGAACGCTTTGAACTAGACGAAGTTGAGCTATTAGAGCGTTGCGAGCCATACCTTGATTGTTGGTGGTGGCGAATAAACAACTTATACATCATTGCGGACGAGAAAGGCCGTGAAGTTTTATTTCGTTGTCGTATAGCGCAAACCGTGTTGTTTATGACGATGTGGTTTTTAAACATCATCTTAAAAGCGCGTCAATTGGGGTTTAGTACAGCAATACAAGTTTTTATCCTGGATCATGCCATGTTTAACGACAACAGGCAGTGCGGGGTAATCGCCCAGGGCAAGGACGAAGCGGGGGCAATATTCTCATCAAAGATATTGTATCCCTACGAGCGACTACCAAGTTGGTTAAAAACAGGTAAGCGCTCAGTTAAAAGTAAAACTGGCACCGGCATTAAGTTTAATAATGACTCATGGATTCGAGTTGCGGTTTCTTTTCGTTCGGGAACACTGCAGGTTTTACACGTATCTGAATACGGCAAAATATGCGCTAACTACCCATTACGAGCAGACGAGGTTCAGTCGGGCTCACTGAATGCGGTACATGAAGGCTCTTATATTTTTATAGAGTCAACAGCAGAAGGCGCAAGCGGTAACTTCTTTGATATGTCAGTCGATGCGATGGAGCTTTTAGCGTCAGGCTTAATGCTTGGTCCGCAAGACTTTAAATTTCATTTTTATCCTTGGTTTGATGATCCCAAGTATGTAGCAGCAGTACCGCCGGGTGGCTTAAAGCTATCAAAGGAAAAAGCTAAATACTTTAAAGCGGTTGAGAAAGCTAACGGCGCAATACTCACAGACGAGCAAATTAGCTGGTACATAGGCAAGGAACGCAACCAAAAAGGCAAGATGAAGCAGGAATATCCATCTACACCGATGGAAGCATTCTTAACGTCAGGCCGTAAAGTGTTTGATAGTGATGATTTAATGCGTGCCGAAGGGCGATGCGTTAAGCCGTTACTTGTTTATGATCTTGAGCCATACACCGGCAAGCGCAAAAAAATGAACGGCAAAGTTGATTTAAGCGCTAAAGGTGGCGATAAGCTGGCTCAATCAACACTTGGTTTCTTTCTTGTGTGGGAATTACCAGACGAAAACGAAGATTATGCAATCGGTGCCGATGTTGCCGAAGGATTGGAACACGGAGACAGAAGCTCATTAGACGTTGTTGCCAGATCGGACGGGCGACAGGTAGCACATTGGTTCGGTCATATAGACCCTAAGCGGTTTGCACATATAAACAAGCATATCGGACTTATGTATAACAAGGCCTATATCGGCGTTGAGCGAAACAATCACGGTCATGCAACACTTCAAGAGCTTGTTGAGATTTACCCAACTAGCCGGATTTACACGGAAGAACACATTGATCGTGAAGATACGGACGAAGAAACACGCAAGGTTGGCTGGCATACAAGCGCACAGTCAAAGCCAATTTTAACGAGTGGGCTTGATGAACTGCTTACTCACGATAAAGACGGCATTGTTTGGCGCGGTACAGTTAACGAGCTTAATACGTTTGTTTACGACAAAAAAGGTCGAATGGGCGCGCAACAAGGCGGCTTTGACGACCAAGTAATGAGCTATGCAATTGCACAAGAAATGCGAGTAAGAATGCCTAAGCGACTAATTAAAGACGACACACCTGCACCACATAACCCTAATCATTGGATGGCAAGATAACAAATGGCTGATCACGTAAAATCAAATAAAGACGGCTTTACGCTAGATAAGCTGTTAACACTACTAGGCGATATAGATAGTCAACCGGATTGGCGCACACCAGCAACTAAAGCATGTGCTTACTATGATGGCGACCAATTAAGTGAAGCTGTTAGAAAGGTGTTGCAGGATCGCGGCCAGCCAGAAATAGTGCACAACATGATTGGGCCTACTATTGATGGCGTACTTGGTTTAGAAGCTCGCTCACGCTCTGATTTAATGATTGTGGCCGATGATGAAAACGGCGAAGAACTAGCAAAAGGCCTAAATGAGAAGTTTAATGACGCTTGGCGTTTATCTCATGCTGATCGTGCTTGTTCAGATGCGTATGCTAGTCAATTAAAAGCCGGCATTGGCTGGGTGGAAGTCACAAAAAACCCTATTCCTTTTGCCGCACCTTATCGTGTTAAGTTTATTCACCGCCGCGAAGTGTGGTGGGATTGGAACGCACAAGAGGCAGATCGCAGCGATGCACGTTGGATGCTGCGTAAAAAATGGATGGATCTGGACGAAGCACTTGCAACTTTCCCTGATCACAAAGAGATTTTAAAAAACTCAGTTAATTTGTGGGAAGATTTTTACAACACAGTTGATAAAGAGCATGTAGAAGAACACGCGTTACATTCAGCATGGCACGACAGTCAAAGTTGGACACGCGGGCAAAGCGAGTGGCTAGACCAAACTCGTAACCGCGTATTACTGCAGGTTATCTACTACAAAGTATGGAAGCGTGCACACGTTATTAAAATGAGTGACGGGCGCATTATTGAATACGATAAAACAAATCAGATACACCAAGCAGCAGTGCAAAGCGGCAAGGTACAACTAGAATACGCCTCTTTCCCTAACGTTCGTGAAGCGTGGTTTGTTGGTCCTCATCGCATTATCGACAGACCTAGTGAAGCGCCGGGCGGCATGTATAACTTAGTGCCTTTCATTGGCTACCAAAAAGATGCAAGCGGCGAACCTTACGGCCTTATTAGTCGCATGGTGCCAGCGCAAGACGGTATTAATGCGCGCGTTATACGTCTTAACTACTTACTGCAAGCTCGCAGAATTGTTGCTGATGAAGATGCGACACAATTAAGTAATGACAGACTAAAAGAAGAAGTAGAAAAGCCGGACGGTTACATACCATTAAACCCTGAGCGTAAAAATAAGCTAAAAGCCTCTGACGCGTTAAGCATTCAAAATGATGTAGGCATAGCAGCGCAGCAATTTAACCTCATGCAAAACGATATGAAGTTAATCCAAGATACAGCCGGCGTTTATAACTCGATGTTAGGCCAAGACAGTAATGCGACAAGTGGTGTTGCTATTTCTAACTTGGTTGAGCAAGGCACAACAACACTTGCTGAAGTAAACGATAACTTTCATTTTTCACGTAACAGAGTGGGCGATGTACTACTTGCTTACCAAATTGAAGATTTAAAGCCACAAAACAATGTGGCGGTAACCGTTAACCGTGATGACAAGGCCAAACGCAAGCAAATTGTACTTAACCAGCCTAACGAAGAAGGCAAGCGCAATAACGATGTTGCACGATGGAAAGGCCACTTAGCATTAGCACCGGTTAAAGCTACGCCAACGTATCGCCAACAACAAGCAACGCTATTAAGCAATGTAATGGCACAAATACCGCCAGAAGCACAAGCAGCGACAATGCCTATGTTCGTTGAACTAATGGACCTACCGAATAAAGAGGAATTTTTAGCTACTCTACGCCAAGCGTTAAATATTCCTAAGCCGCAAGAGGATATGAGCGAAGAAGAACTTGCACAAGCAAAAGCCCAAGCTGAAAAAGCACAGGCAATGGAACAGCTACAAATGCAAGAAATTCAAGGCAATCTTGAAAAGCTAACTCTTGAGCGCGAACAGCTAAGAGTAAAAATTATTGAATTACAGAAGAAAACTGAAACAGAAGAAGTTAAAGACGACAAGTTGATAGCTGAAACTGAAAAGATTTTAAGTGAAGTACGCAGAAGCAATGCCGAAATAGCGGCAATGAAATCAAACGTACAAGCCAACATTCAACAGCAACTAGACGCGATACAGGTGTAATTATGAGCGGTTTAATTTCACCAACATTAGAGCAGGCGGGCTTTGTTAAGAGCAAGATAGCTATTGCTATTAAGTGGGTGGCTAGACTTGATGGGCTTAGTCAGTATTGGCGCTTTAGTGAAATATTAGAGGTGCCAGCAGGGGCTAAAATACGCTTTAAGATGGCTGGAATAACTGAGGTTCCATATATTTCAGAAGTGCTTTTCGGTCATGATGAGGGGGACACAGTAAGAACAAGGTTATACCTAGACGCTACTCAAGGCAGGCCTGCTTACATGAAGCAAAAGGGGGATATAACCGGTACTGTTGACGGTATTGATATGGATGAATCGTACCCATTAGACGGGCTTACTCATCAAGTTGAGCTTAGTGTAGCTAATACTTTCTATATAAAAGACATAGGCGCGCATAACAATGGTCAAACTTACTTTTTGCAAGGGTGCGTGTACGATTTTGAAATATTGATCGATGAAGTTATTACATACAAAATGCCACTAACCAACAAAGAGCAAGGCGCTACACAGCTTGCAACGGTAGGCAATGTTAATGCGTTTATGCCCAACTATAGCTCGGACGTATGGGAGCAAATATAGTATGCCAATAGCTAATCAAAAATACGCGTTAGTTACAGTTGGTGACTGGGAGCGCTCACTATCCGAAAGATGGCCTGACGCACCGACCTTTGGCGGGTATAAATTACTAGTTTTTGCTGGCTCTGATTTAGCACCTATCGAGGCTGAGTATTCAGAAGCCGACTTTAAATACCTGTCAACAAGCGAAACGATTGAGCAAATGGAGCAAGGCATTATTGGCCCATTTATTTGCAACATTAATCAAGCGCGTGAAATTGTTGCGCACTTCACACCAGTAGAGGACGAGCAAAATGCCGTTTAGACCAAACATTACAATTCACCCTAAAACCACAAACGATGTTTTAGCTTTACTTAATGAGCAGCCAAACTTGCCGCAGCTACCAGCAGGCACAGTGCTTAAAATACAAAACAAAAGTGAAGTTGATGTGTTTATCCACGAAACGGACGGTGAGCCGACTTCTAATGACGGCGGCTTAGCTATTTATTATAAGGGCTGGCGCTACGAAACAAACGCAAGCGCAGCAGGCATTAAAGCAACAGTTAAGGGAACAACCGTGGCTGTACTTGGTATCGAGGTAGTTGAAAGTGAGTAATGAAACAAAAGAAGTTATCAACGTGGTGCTTTGTGGTGATGATGGCGCAACAGTCCACATACGCGAAGTAATGGCCGAGTACCAGTGCTTTAAAGTGGTTCAAGCCGCTGAGATTAAATCGGTAGCTACAGTGGACGGACAACTTGATCTTTCCTTAATTATTGGCATACCTGGAACTGACATTGATTTACCTTACCTTGCTAGCCAGGCGCTAATAGCACGCTACACACCAGTAGCCGGCGATTATATTGTGCTGTATGAAAATGACTATGTATCAATAAGCCCTAAGCAAGTATTTGAAGAAGGCTATAACAAAATTGAATTTGCTGATGTAGGTGGTGATAACGAACTTGGTATACCGCAAGAGCATATGGGCCAAGTTAAAGCCATTGCTAAAATGTGTCACGAAGTTAACCGCGCATACTGCGCAGCACTGCGAGAAGATCAGCCAAGTTGGGAAATGGCACCACAATGGCAAATTGATTCAGCCATCAAGGGCGTAGCATTCCATATTTTAAACCCTGATGCGCCGGCAAGCGCTTCTCACGATAGCTGGATGACTGAAAAAGTGGTTGCTGGTTGGAAGTATGGCAAGGTGAAAGATGCAAAGAAAAAAGAGCATCCATGCATGGTGCCATTCCATCACCTACCAGCAGAGCAACAAGCTAAAGACCATATTTTTAGCGCTATTGTCAAACAAGCCATTCACGCAGGCTAAATAAAAAAAACACGTACTACGCAGAAATGAAGCCGCTTTGAGAAATTAAGGCGGCTTTTTTGTGCGATGCACAAACTCGCAAGGGCAGCGATACGCCTAAATTTTAATTTTCGTAACCATACGTTAAATGGTCGATGGGGTAATAAAGTGGACGAACTAGACGAGATATTAGCAAATGGCACTGACGAAGAAATTGAGGCGGCACTAGCTGGTCTTGATATTGATGGTGATACGTTGTTTGGTGGCGAAGATGGCGAAAAAGAGCCTGTAGTAGAAATCAAACAAGAAACACCAGCGGCAGAGCCAAAGCAGGAAGTAAGCGAAACACCAGCTAAAACAGACGTAGAAGGGGAGTCGTCAACCAAAGAAGGTGAAGCACCAGAAGGTTTTGTTGAAATTGACGGTAAGTATTACGTAGAAGCAACGGATATAAGCAGCAAGAACGGTCAGCACAGTTTACCGTATGACGTACTTGTTCAAACGCGAGAGCGTGTAGCAGCAGCCGAAGCCGAACGCGAAAGACTAGCCACCGAAAAAGCAGAACTTGAAAGCCAGTTTGCAGAATCTAAACGTGTAGCCGAGCTACATAGCAGCCAACTTAAAGAGGCTGGAATAGATCCACGCAAACTACCAGGTGAAATGCTTAAAGATCCTGAGCTAATGGAACGCATAAAGGACGAATATCCAGAGCTAGGCGAATTAGTTAGTGAACTTGCTAACCAAATTCAGCAATACGGCACCAAAAACCAGCCGGCACCACAACAACCTACTTCACAAAATGAAGTGCAAGACGCGTTTTCTAATTCACAGCACTTAAAACAGTGGATGGAAAGTGACGTTGATAAGTGGGATATGGCAAAGGTTATTGATGACAAGCTCGCAAAAGACCCATCGTTTGCAAACAAATCTGTAGCAGAGCGATTTAAAGAAGTTGAAAAGCGCGTACAAAGCGCCTTTGGTGAACAGCACAAGCCTAAGCCAAGCAACGCAAACTCTGCACCAATCCCAAATACCCCCACTGACGTAGGCACACAAGCCAGCGATATGAGCGCTAACGCAAACTTACTGGACAAAGATGCTGCGACTATCACAGCAGAAATGGAAGGTATGACCGAAGCGCAAATTGAAGCGATGCTTGAAAGCGCGTCAGATTTTCTCTAGGAAATTAAAATGAGCACAATTACAAAAGCACAAGCGGCTAAAGCGTTTGGCGCTGCCCTGTTTACACATACACGCCGTCAAAATACGTTCGTGAACATGTTAACCGGTTCTGCCCCAAAAGCGGCTAAAGCTGATATGGCCCACGGCAAAAAGCAAACTGAAAAGGGCGCGCCAGTGGTTATGATCAACGACTTGCAAAGCCAAGCCGGTGATTCGGTTGAAATGGATTTATTCCACAACCTAAGCGGTTTACCAACAATGGGCGATAAAAAACTGGAAGGCCGTGGCGAAAGCTTGAGCAAAACAGTATTTGAATTGCGTATTGACCATGGCCGTAAGATGGTTGATAGCGGCGGTAAAATGTCGCAAAAGCGTACTAAGCACAACTTGCTTAGCACAGCTAAAACGTTGCTAGGTAACTACTACAACGATCTTAAAGATGAAGTTGCTATGTATCACCTGGCCGGTGCGCGCGGCTCATTTGCTCCTGATGACATCATCATTCCACTTGAAGATCATGAAGAATTTAAAGAAATCATGGTTAACGATGTGATGGCACCAACGTATGACCGTCACCAGTTTGGCGGTGATGCGACAAGCTTTGAAGCAATTGATGCTGCGGATATTATGACGCTTGAAAAGCTGGACGACTTAGCGCTTATCTTGGAAGAGCAAGCTAATCCAATGAAGCACATTAGCTTTGAAGCTGACCAAATGGCTAACGAGTCGCCGTTCTTCTTGTTATTCGTTAGTCCTCGCCAATGGCGTGACCTTTATGCTTCTGCGACTGATAAAAAGTTACAAGAGCTTCAATCTCGCGCCATGAAACGCGGCCAAGGTTTCAATCATCCTGTATTCAAAGGTGATGTGATCATGTGGCGTAACATTCTTGTGCGCCAATACCGCAAGCCAGTACGTTTCTACGCGGGCGATACGGTAACAGTATCTAACAACGATAAGCAAGCAACAACCAAGCAAGTAACAGCCGGCACAACCATTGACCGCGCTATCTTACTTGGTGGTCAAGCGCTTGCGAATGCTTACGGTAAGTCTGATTCAGGCTCGCACTTCTCTATGACTACAGAGAAAACCGACCACGGCAACGCGAACGAAACAGCTATCGTATGGATGAATGGTTGTAAGAAAGTACGCTTCTCTGACAAAACAGGTCGCGTAAACGATTACGGCACGATGGTAATTGATACGGCTGTATCTCTACAGTAAGCCTTTATGCCGGAGCAATCCGGCTTTCACTTTAATTTTTAGTAATTGGATAAAATTATGAAAGAAACATTTTATAAAGGTGCCGCTGGTAACCTATCGCTACACGTAGCAACGATTTCACTTGCTGCTCTAGCAGTTGATGCTACAGCTATCGCCTCAGAAAGTTTGCCTATTGGCACGCAAATCACTGCCGTTCGTATTATTAATGATGCGCTAGGTACTGGCACTGAGCTAACAGTTCAGGTTGCTGATCATTCAGGTGGTGAAAAGGACTTAGCCGCTTTTAATACTGCTAGCGCTGGTAATGCAGGCGAATTTATCAAGCCTGTTTATATTGGTGATGAAGGTCCAAGCGACTTAGTTGTTAAAAATACGGGTTCTTCTGCGGCAACCGGAGAAGCTGTACTTCAATTAGAGTACCGCTACAAAGGTTACTAAGCCTTTTCGGTACACGTTTAAATCAAGCCTCGCTAATTGCGGGGCTTTTTATTGGGGAATATCCATGAGCAATACAACAAATATCGTTTATATCGGTAAGAAGCCTTTTAAAAAAGACACCGTATGTAATACCCGTACTATTTTCAAGCAAGGCGAGCCAACGGCTGTACCGTCTGAGCTTGTTCAACGATTCTTAGACTTTAACCAAGTTTGGGTTGCTGAAAAATATGCTAAAGCCTTTGTCGAGCGCCAAAAGTTCTTAGAAGTACAGGCCGAAAAAGAACGCATTGCACGCGAAGAAGCTGAAAAGCAAGAAGCGCTTGATGCAAGTATGTTAATCACCGTTGATGGCGAAGAAATTGACTTAGGCAAGTACAGCTCAAATCAACTTAGTACATTCGTTGAAGCGCACGACTTAACTATTGAAGGTGCTAAAAAGCCAGTACCAGCATACTGTAAAAAAGTACGTGATGCGTTCCGCGCTTCTGTTGCTGACGAAGATACAGACCAGGGCGAATAATCATGGCGCTATTATCTAGCTTGATCCCGTTAGTTCGCGAACGCTGCGGGGGCGTTCTTGACCAAATGGCGAAAGACCAGCTAGGTCGCGCCTATCAAAAGTTTTGTTATGAGTCTCGTTTTTTAGCTCGCACTCAAGAAATTGAGAAAGGGCAAAGCGGGGAACTTAACATTGATGATAATCACGTATTTGTCAGTGTTGATTTTGTTTTAGATGCCAATGGTAGCGAGCTTAAAAGCTCAGATGACTACTTGGTATCGTCAAATGGCACAGTAACCGTGATCAACACGACACCTAAAGTGCGTGTGTTTTACCACATTGCCCCGCAATTCATGCTACCTAATGACTTTGATGCGGATAATACCATTGTTAATCGGTGGGCAGATGCTATTGCAGATGGTGCCGCGTCAACGTTGTTGATGATGCCTAATACTGCATGGACTGATCTTGCAAAGTCTGATTACTTTAAACGCCGTTTTACCGATGGCTACCGCGATGCTTTTCAAGTTGCTATCGAGGCACTAGACGAGCAAAGACCTACACAACAAAGAGTGTTTTACTAATGGCTATTGTTTCCTCAAATGAAATTTTAATGCGGGTTAATAAGCTCCTTAACGATCCTAACTTTACACGTTGGACCAAAGAAGAATTGCTTAATTATCTAAATGACGCGCAGCGTGCAATTGTATTGCGCCGTCCTGACTCTTTCACTGTAGATACCGATGACTTTGCGTGTGTAGAAGGCACTAAGCAGTTCTTGCCGGTTGACGCATTGAAACTTATTGATGTAACACGTAACGAAAGCGGCAAAGCCATTCGCGGTCCATATAACCGACAAGTGCTCGATGATAACTATGACACATGGTATGCGGGTAAAGAAGCAAGCGAAGTTGAGCTTTATATCTATGACGAGCGCAACCCTAAGACGTTTTATGTTTACCCTGGCGTTATAGAAAACGTAAAGCTAACGCTGGTTTATTCTAAAGCTCCGCCAGCTATCAGCTTAACAGATAACGAGTCGGGCGAAGTTATTGCGCTTGATGATATATACGTTAACGCGATCATTGAATGGATTTTATACCGCTCATACATGAAAGATGCTGAATATGCGGCCAATCCGAATAAGAGCCAAATGCACATGAACGCATTTAAAAGTCAGCTAGGCGAGAAAAGCCAAGCAGACGTTGCAATGATGGCGCAAGAGAAGGGGCAGTAACATGACAGCAAGCGCAGGCGCGTGGTATCGCGTAGGAACAGTAAATGTAACAAATGGTAGCGCAGCTATTGTAGGTGTTGGCAGTAATTGGCAAAACGATGTGATTGCAATAGCCATTGGTGATGCGTTCACCATTGACGCAAAGACCTGGTATGAAGTCATAGCGGTAAACAGCGATACAAGCATTACCCTTGATCGTGGCTTTGAAGGCGCAACAGCAAACGATGTTGAATATGCAATCCTAAGAAATACTTCGGGAACCATACTTACACGTATTGCCGGCCAAATAGCCGTACAATTTAACCAAAAGCAATTGTTTTTAGATGAGTTGCGCAACTGGCTAACCTCAGAAGATGAAACAGCAACGCTTACTGATAGTCACGGTGTCAGCAGAGAAACAAGAACAATAACCGAGATCGATAGAGCTTCTAACTTGGCTGAAAGCAGAGCGAATGACGCGGCAGAAAACATTCAAACCGCAATTGATAGCGCTTTAAACATAGCAAGCGACATTAAACCATCAGAAACTCCAATGCTTAGCATCCCATTTAACGATGGCATTCGCATTGAGCATGGCTATGGTGTTCATGACAAGCTAGACATTAGCGCCGCTCAAGATGGTAGTTTGGTTGTGGATTTACCTACAAAGTCTGCAGGTTACACCGCGTTAGGCGTGCGGTGGAATTTCAACAAGGCCGGTATTTTTGAAGAACTTAGCCCTGGTGAGCCAGCAATAACCGAAAAGGGCTTGTATTTGAATGCCGAGTACACCAACTATCAGACAAACAACACCCAGATGCACCTACTTTCAACCATAGGGCTAACGACTTCAGAGGCTGAGATATACACACCCATAGGGAATACTTGCACCGAGATTGTCGAAGATGATGAGCTGAATGAGCACTTTGTTAAACTTGTGACTTTATCTGCAGTGGAGGGTGATTACTATAATATCTCAGCCTTTGTAAAGGCGGGTAGTGGCCCAGGATCTAGGGGGGTGATGCTAAGATCCGTCGGCACAAACGAAACTGCTAGGTTTAACGTTAGCGATGAGGGTGTTTTAACCATTAAAAGTGGCAGCATGGTTGATCTTGAAAGGTATTCTGATGGCTGGTACAGAATAAGCTTTTCAATAAAGGCGGCAGCTACAGGAAACATAGACTTTAGATTTCAGTTAACGATAGACAGTGATTCATCTTACATGGGGGATGGCACAAGCTCGGTATTTATAGTAGGCGCCCAAATAACCAAAACTAGATATTTGAGGCCTCTTGTTTTCACGGCTGGAAGCGCTGTAACCACACCAGAATCTAGGATATCAATACCAATTGCTGGTAACGTTCCTACGGATGGAGGGGCATTTACATTTGCTATAGACGTTGATATGCACATGGATCGAGGTGACGAAAAATACGGGAGCTTTTTTACGCTAGGAAATCCGACTACTTACCTTGGCTTAGAAGGTAATAGCGCTGGGACTGCGCGACTTAGACACTCACTAGGCGCGTGGGAAGCGTTTGATTTTAATGAAAACACAGAGACAGGAATGAATCGCCTAGTTATTGTTTACACCCCCACATCAGAGGGTGGGAATATAAAGACTTTCCACAATGGAGAAAAGATAATAGATCGAGATTATGAAGGCGATGGGCTTGCATTTACTACCAACGGCTTTGTCTACTTGTCTGCGACAAGATCAGGCCTTATTAACCGTGATGGATATTTAAAGAACCTGAAAGTCTTAAACTACGCAGCAAGTGAAAGTGAAATTGCATCATGGGGAGCACCAAAATGAAAGTTGTTTTAACACTAAAATTTCAAAGTATAAGTGAAGTTAATAATATTTTCCCAAGTGTAGATAACGAGCTAATCACTCGCGGCGACTTTGAGCACAATAATAAATCGTATCCTTATGAGCTACTAATCAGAGAAAAATCTTTAAAAGCGACAGGGAAAATGATTGATGATGGTAGTGGTGGTGAGTATCCCGAAACAGAGCCTTTAGATGGCTGCTTTGTCAAAGCCATTGTAGATGAAGATTTTTGTTCTCAAGAAGTAATCCCTAAAAGCTATTGGGTAACCACTGAGACAACGCCAAGTGTGAGTGATTTAAACTGGTCAGTGTCGGGCCTTTTAGATCAGAGCCAGAGAACAGGGCTACTTTCTAGTAAAAAAGACAACGCTAAAACATTCATAAACACCGAACGAGATCGGATTCATGGAAGTGGCATTGAATATAACGGCCACACGTTCCAAACGGATACCCAATCAATTAGTGATATTATGGGTGCGATTGTTACCGATACGGACACCGTTTGGCTAACTACAGGTAATTATCAAGTTGACATGACCATTTCTGATATGAAATCGCTTGGACTTACCATCGCTAACCGAAAAAAGTTTTTGGTATACAAGGCGCGTGAGTTTAAAGATGCCTTAGAAGCACTAACCAGCGTGCAGGAAATAAGTGATTTTGTTAGCAACCTAGATTGGAGCGCTTAACATGCGAGTGATTTTTTGCACTAACAACATGCCGTTTAGCCTGTTGATTAAGTTAGTTACATGGTCACAGTGGCATCATTGCGGTGTCATTGTGAAAGAGCAGGGCATTGACTACGTTATACATGCAAAAGCATTTAAGGGCGTTATTAAGGAGCCGCTTAAAAAATTCAAGCTCGACTACCCTGATCACGAAATACGCGTGATGAATGGAAACTCTACAGATGCTAATGCGCTTTTAGGTCAAAAATATGATTTTGGCGGTGCTATTGGTCATTACTTTAGTGCTTGGAATGATCCGCACAAGTGGTTTTGCTCTGAGCTTGTTGCTTACTGCCTAGACTATGTAAACCTAGATTTTGTAGGACGCTTCACCCCGCAGCGATGCTACGCTATGAGCCTACCGATTGAATAGTTAGTTAAACCTTCACAAAACCATACAAAATAAGCGAATCCTATGCCTGCAATATCCGTTAAAACTTTTGCCGGTGAACGGCCTAAAATCGATCCGCGATTACTTCCCAATGAATCAGCATCTAAAGCTTATGGTTGTCATTTTGATAATGGCAACCTATCGCCTTTAAGACTTCCTGAGTTGACAGACGTATCGGTGATCTCGAACGCAAAAACAATTTACCATTACTTAGACCAGTATTGGTTTTCATGGAATAAAGCAGTTAATGCCGTAGCGAGCCCAATTGCAAACGACCCTTGGCAACGCGTTTACTTTACGGGTGATGGCTACCCAAAAGTAACTAACAACGCTATTTTTAGCGGTTCTAATATGCCGGCTAGTGCTTATCGACTTGGCGTTCAATCGCCAGAAGTACCGATAATCGCCATTGTTACCGATGCGGCTACCGATGAAATAGATCCTAACGATGATGAAACACGCTACTACACGCACACGTTTGTCACAGAGCAGGGTGAAGAAGGGCCGCCGGGCGAAGCGTCACAACGTATTGATATTAGATACCCGGATGAAGAAGGCACATACGTAACGCTTGCTTTATCGCCGCCAAATGTAAATGCGTCAAACATTACGCATCGCAGAATATACAGAACGGCAACCAGCGGAGGCATAGCAGATTATTTATTTGTGGCAGAGATACCAATATCACAAAACCAATTTGTTGATGATATTCCAACAGACGAGCTAGGATCATCGCTTGATACTTACGACTATGAAATGCCGAACGAAAACATGATCGGTTTAACGTCGATGGCAAACGGTATTTTGGCCGGCTTTTTTGATAGCACTGTTTGCTTTAGTGAGTCATACCTTCCTTACGCTTGGCCTAGCGCTTATCAGTTAACGACTGAACACGAAATAGTAACCGTTGCAGCACTAGGCAATACGCTAGCGGTTTTAACAAAAGGCTACCCTTACTTATTCAGCGGCATTAGTCCTGACGCAATGGCCGGCCAAAAGCTAGAGTCTAATCAATCATGCACAAGCGCACGCTCAGCGGTAATCGTAAACGGCACGCTCATATATGCAAGCCCTGACGGTTTGATAGGTTTAACTAGTGGCGGGTTAACCATGCTAACTAACCAGATAATAACGCGTGAGCAGTGGCAAGAATACGAACCAGAAACAATAGAGGCGTACCACCAAGAGGGCCGTTATTTAGCTTTTTATGGCGCCAACTTAGACAAGGCGTTTATTTTTGATCCGAATACCGGTGATTTTAGACACTTTACGGCCAAAGCTGATTGCGGATTTAACAGCCTTGTTGATGACACTCTGTATATTTGCCAAGGCGCGGACTTGAGCAAATGGGGTGAGTCTAACGAGCTTACAAGCTATGAATGGAAGTCTAAGGACTTTTCAGCGAGCGACCTAAGCTTTGCATGTGCAATGGTAAAAGGAGTCGATACAGAGCTTTCAGGGGTTCGCATTTACGCCGATGAAGTAGAGATATTGCATTTAGCGCCAGGGCAAATACCCAGCATGGCATTTAGATTGCCACCTAATCGCGGTGATAAGTGGTCATTTGAGGTTTATGGCAAAGGCACAATACACAGCGTTTCTATTGCAACAACCATGAGAGAGGTTGCGGCTTAATGGCAAAATTAAAAAAAGGCACATTCCCTGGCATAGTAAGAAAAGGCCGGCAAGATCCCACTAGTAGCGCTATTACTGAAAATATAGAGCTGCTAACAGGCCAGCGAGGTAATAACAGAGCTTTATTAATGAGCGACCTTGTTGATCTTGATGATATGAAGCGCCAGGCACTTATTAATAATGCGAGTGGCGGCACCAATGATGGCGGACTGCCAATTACAACAGGTGGCGTGGAAAGACCGCACGCGCCTGTCAACCTATCGGCCACAGGTGGCTTTACATTTATAGCCGTTAGCTGGGATCACCCCACCTATAGAGGCCATGCTTACGCTGAAATATGGCGCAGCGAAACAGACTCATTTAACAGTGCCACGCTAATAGCGACAGAAGTTGCGGACGTATTTAGCGATACTGTAAATATGGGAGCTGAATATTACTATTGGGTTCGCTTTGTAAATATTGCCGATGTAAAAGGACCAACTCAGGGCGCAGCCGGTGTTTTTGCAAAGACGCAAAAGTCAGCTGAACTTATACTTGGTGAAATTGGCGGGCTTATAGAGAAATCGCATTTGAGTGATTTTCTATCAACGGCAGTCGATAAAATACCGGGGCTGGAATACTTAATTGAAGATGTTGCTTTTAATGAAATACCAGCATTAAAAGTCGAAATAGATAACTTTGATTTAGATATAGACGAGTTACGCGCCGATGTTGACCAGCATTTAATTGATATTCCCAGCATACAAGAGCGCATAGAAAGCCTAGATACTATTACGGAGCAGGCAAAACAAGATGCCGAGGACGCGATAGACAGAGTTGAAGCACTCGACTTTGATACGGACTCATTAGCTAGACAGTTAATTGAAAGCGCGCTTGTTGGCGATCTAAATTGGGAGGCGAATGCGGTTAAGCTGTACGAGTTTGAATCTAAGCTTGGTAATGTTAATGCTCGCATAGAAGCCGAGTTTTTAACAAAGACAGAAGCAAATGAAGCCATAGCAGCTGCAGCAGAAACCATACAGGTAATGATAGAGGAAAATGGAACCGCGTTAAGTGGCGACATTGCAAATACCTACTACACCAAAGCGACTACAGACGAAGCGATAGCCGCTGCAACGCAAACGCTTAGATCATTAATTGAAAACCCCGAAGGCGACAGCGTAGGTGCTACGCTATTTAACGATTACTACACATCAACTGCGACAGACAATGCAATAGCAGCTTATGGCCTACAGTTAAAAAGTGAGATAGAAGATCCGGACGGTGAAAGTCTAGGCTCGCTAATAAAACAAGATTACAGCACTACGGTAGAAACTAATTCAGCTATTAGCCAGGCAACAACGCAGCTTAAATCTACGATAGACGAAGAAGTAAGCGCGACACTCACGCAAGATTACTACACCAAAACAGAAACCAACGAAGCAATAACATCATCGGCTCAATTGCTTAAAGCTGAAATTGAAGATCCTATGGGTAACAGCATAGGCGCTACGCTATTTCACGAATACAGCACAAAGGCCAGCGTAGAAGAAGCAGTATCAAGAGCTATATTTCAGCTAAGCAGTGAAGTTGAGCTTGCAAACGAGCCGTTAGCACAAGCTGTTATTGAAAACGCGCTAGCTAATGATCAGCAGGCAGACCAACAAAGAATTGTTACCGCCAGCATACTAAGGACCCAAGAGGCTACAACCAGCCAAACAGAGGCGCTAGCGCAATCAATCACGGTTATTGAAACAAACTTTCTCGAAAGCGAATCAAAATTAACGCAGTTAAGCGCGGCATTCTCTGACGCGACCAGCTCAACAGCAAGTGACATTCTACAGCTAAATACAAAGGTAGATGAAAACAAGGCATTCCTTGAAGTTAATTATTTAACAAAAGTCGATACAGAAAGCGCTATAAGCCAAGCAACAAACGCAATGCAAAGCGCAATAGAAGGGGCTACCTCTGATATTTACGAAAACTTTTTAACCTCTGTAGAGACAGAGCAAGCGATAAGCCAAGCCACAACAATACTAAAAAGCGAAATTGAAGATCCGCAGGGCAACAGCCTTGGCGCTACGCTATTTAATGAGTATGAAACCAAAGCAGATGCGGAGCAATCAAGCGCTTCAACAAATCAGCAATTAAGAGCGGAGTATGAAACAAGCGCTATAGCCGCAATTGAAAACGCTTTAGCTAATGACTTGGAGCAAGAGCGAAGGACGATAGCCGAGGCGGATATAATACAAAGGCAAAATGTTTTTGCTAATGAACAAAGCGCTTTTGCTGAGTCTCTAACGGTTTTAAATGCTGCAATGGGTGAAAACCGAGCAACCCTGTATGAACTCCAATCAACGTTTGCAAGTAGCACAGAGGCAACCGCAGAAATAATAGAAAAGCTAGATAGTGATATTGATAATGTTTCAGCTGACCTATTAAACAACTACTTAACTAGCGCAAAAGTAGGCGAAGCAATAGCCAGTGCGGATACTGCGCTACGTGCAACTATTGAAGATCCCGAAGGCAACAGCATAGGCGCGAATTTACAATTAAATTATTACACAAAGTCTGATACAAATAGCGCAATAAGCTCGGCAACTAACGTACTTAGGTCACTTATCGAAGATCCCGAAGGTGATAGTATTGGCGCGCTTATTATTAGTAACTACACAACAAAAACGGAAGCAGACCAGGCGATAGCAACCGCGTCTGAAACGCTATTATCCGAAGTAAACAACGTAAGATCTTCACTACAAATAGTAAGCGAAACTGTAGCAACAAACCAAGGTGAGTACAGCGCATTATGGGGTGTCAAGTCTACTGTTAATGGACTCACAACAAGTCTTGGTCTTGTGAATGATGGTGTTGAACCTATATTCGCAGTTAAAGGCGCTAAGCTTGCTGTTATAACAGATCAAGATCCTACTAACTTAACACCTGTGTTTGCGGTGTCAGATGGTAAGACAGTTATTAATACTGCAATTATTGACGAGGCATTTATAAAAAGCCTTGTTACTGATGATCTGCTTGCAAATCGCTTGCTTGTTGGTTCAACACTAACAACACCGTCTATTAATTACAATCCAGTTAGCGGGGCGCGAAGCAGTAACTTTTCAATTGATCCTGGCGGCAACATGCTTGCAAAGAGCGCGACACTTGAATCAGTTACGATTAAGGATAATAACGGCAACGTTGTAATGTCATCCACCGGCGCAATACCTTCATCCAAAGTGACAGGGCTAGGTAACTTAGCCTCTAAAGACTCGCTTGGCTACAACGAGCTTAGCGGTAGGCCAAACCTGGGAACTTTCGCGTTTTTAAGTAGTTTAGGTTATTCAGACTTGAGCGGCAGACCCACACTTGGAAGTCTAGCCTCTAAAAATTCATTGTCTTACAACGAAGTGACAGGAAAGCCGAGCTTGGGCTCACTAGCTTACTTAAACTCGCTCGCTTACAACAGCATAACTGGCAAGCCTTCACTTGGGCCATTCGCAGGACTTAGTAAAATATTGAGCTCAAATGTAACTACCTACATTGCCAATGGCGCTATTGGTAGCGCGCAAATAGATACGGCGTATATCAACTCGCTGTTTGGGCAGAATGCGAGCTTTTACGGCACCGTATATGCTCAAAATCTTGAAGGTGATGTATATGATGTGCTTATAAAAGAGGGTATTTCTCTTTCGATAAATAGCAGCGGAGACACTATTGTTTCATTTAGCATTTCACCTGAACCATTTGCAAGAAAGGTAGAGATAACCGGCATAAAATGCAGTGGTTACGCGGCTTATGAAGGCGGCCCCATATACGGAACCGTTGACTTTTATCGAAGCGGGTCAAGCTCGATAGTATCAAGAAAAAAGGCATCAGCGGGTGAGGAATTTAGTAACTTTATCCACGACATACCAGCAAATACATCAAGAACATATACAGCAAAATTAAATCAGTCTACATCTTATAGGGATGGGTTCCCTACTGTGGGTGGAGATATACGATGCTCTGTGTTTAAAAAGGCGAGCTCAATTTCATAATGGATAAACCCCCCAATATAGGTTAGTATTTCTACACAATGGAAAAGTCTTATCTGCAATGCGTATCATGGGATAAACACCGTGATCGGCTTAAAGAGCCAATAACTCGAATAGGCAACATTGCAAACGACCCGCACCTATACCAAGAAATCAATAAAGCCTGCTCAAACGAGTGGGCTTTTTTGTTTTTGGTGCCAGATGGTTTTTTTATTTTGTGGCCTCGTCACATTGAAAACCAAACCTTTATCGAAATAACCGTAGCGTCTTGCCACGGCGGAAATGCTACGCAGCGTTACCTACATCACATCATTAGGCTTGCTAAGTGCGGCAAGGCTCAATTTATCGAATTTGCAACCGCTAGACGCGGGTTTAACAAAGTAGCTCCCTCACATGGCTGGGCTCACGCTGGCGTGCGTGATGGTTTAACCGTGTGGCGACACTTTTTAGGGGAATAACATTCATGGGTAAGTCCAACAAAGTCAAAGAAACAGAGTACGAAAAAGAGCTTGCCAAAGTATACGGCGAAGAATGGGCTTACTACCAAGACAGCATTGTACCGTTTGAAAACCAAGTTATTGACGAAGCAAAGCAAGCCAATGACGCAAGCGTTTACGATGACATAGCCGAGAATACAAATCTTGGTTATAAAAAATCCTTTTCAGATGCCAGTAATAACGCACTTTCAAGTATGGAAGCGAACGGCATAAACCCAAATAGCGGCAAGTTCAAAAACGTTGTTAGTGATATGGCCGACAACGAAGCGTCAGTAACAAGCGATGCAAAATCAAGTTCACAAGTTGCGGGGCAGGAGCGCTACACAGGCAAGATGGCAAATGTAATGGCTATGGGGCAAGGGCAGTCACAGGAAGCGACAGCAACGCTAAGCGATATTGCCGGCAGCTCACAACGAAAAGCGTTTAATGATGCAGCAAACAGCAGAGCCCAAAGTGACTCAATAATTGGCGCTGCGGGTGCGCTGGCTGGTGCCGCAGGTAGTTATTATAAAAACTTACCACCTCCAAAGCCAGACCCAGTGATCAATGCTAACGCAGCAACGCCAAGCGATGTAAATAAATCACTAATGGGAGGCGGTTAATATGAGTTTCAACTTAGCAAGCAATAACGACCCCAACAACTGGACTACATAGGAGAAATCTATGGAAGATGATTTTGATTACGATATTTACAGTGTTGATAGCTCAAGCATTAGAACCGATAAATATCAAAACGCCTTAGCCGATCTAACTCGCCAGCAATTTGAAGATTATAAAACGCGCTTCTTACCGGTCCAGGAGGAATTGTTTGGCCTAGCGACAAGCGACAAGTTGCTAAATGAACAGATGGCGCGCAATGAAAAAAATATAAGCACTTCTTTCAATCAATCGAAAGTGGCCGAGTCGCAACGCTTGGGGCGATACGGTTTAACGCCAGATGAAACAAAGCAAAGCAGCGCCAATACAGGTTTATTAAAAAGCCTAACAACGGCCTCTGTAAACAACGAAACACGCGAGTCAGTAGACGATTTGCAAAACTCAATTCTAACGGGGCAAGGCGGCGCGCCTAAGTCTCTAGCTGATATAGGTGGTAAATAATGGCTTATTCAATACTGCAAGCAGGTCAAAGTACAAAAAACAAGGCCACAGGCTCGCTTAAATCTCTATCTGATATGGAGCAAAACCGCGATATGACTAACGAAAACCTAAAGCAGCAGCAAAAAAGCTCACAAATTAGCGGTGCTGGCACCGGTGCCATGGTTGGCTGGATGGCAGGTGCGCAAGCTGGTTCGGTTGGCGGGCCTTGGGGTGCAGCTATAGGCGGCGCTATTGGTTTAGTTGCTGGTTCACTTTAAGGGGTAATGTATGGCAGGCGCATTTGTAGACGGGGCGTTAAAGGGCTTTGAAATGATGGAGCGCCATCAAGCACGCAAGGACAATAAAGCTCGCCTTGCTGATATGGATAAGCGAAACGATCAGCGTTATCAAGATGGACTAGATAGACAATCACAACTTGATAATGAGCGCGTTCAAAATCGCGAGCAGGACGTTAAATGGCGTGAAAGCCAAGCGCAATCAGCTAACGATTATCGCAACGAAACGCTAGACGCAAACAAACAGCAAAGGCAGTGGCAACAAAATTTTCAATCACAACAGGCGCAGTGGCAAAAAGATCAGCAGGCAATACCTGTAGCGTGGCAGTCATTCAGAGAAACAGGCCAGATACCTGAAGATTTAAACGATGTACTTTCACGCAATAAAGGCATGGACCCGCGTACTTACATGAAGCCTGAATATCGTGAAGCGGTAAAAGGATTAAGCACAAAGCTTGATACCGTTATCAAAAGCGGAAATATGGCCGAAGCCAACTCGCCTGAAACAATTAAATTATTTAACGGTGTATTTAAAGACAAGATAAATTCATCCGTTGGGCAGTATGACGAAACCGTTAAGTCAAAAATTGCGAGCGTGGATTTTGCTGGCTTTGTGCCGGCTGAACGTGAAGATGGAAGCGTAGCCCTGGCGTTACAAGTTACCTATGAAAATGGCGCAAAAGAAATCAAGCCAATGACTAAGGGGCGAACGTCTGAGGGCGACGATCCTGTAATGACTTACACGCCTAAAGAGTTGGTTGGCACCATCAAAACACGCGCAATGATGGCAGATATGATAGAGCGCCCTGAATATTGGGACAAAATGGGGACCGAAGTTGCTGCAAACTTTGGAAGAAGAAGCGTACAGCAAAAAGAAGCCCCTCAAGAGTCCGAGTACCGAAAGGCAAGGGTAAAAATAATCGAGGACGAATCTAGTGCGCTTGCTGAAATAGAATACAACTATGGAAAACCTGAAAAAGACTCAAGTGAAGAAGCGGATAAAAAGGAAGCGATAGCGGCAGTTAGGAGCCAATTTGAGCAGCGCAAGAATAAGCTAGGTGAGATATATGGCAAAAAAGCCATAGAAGAACCGCCAGAGGCAGGAAATGGAAAAAATAAAGCTAAATATATAAGCAAGATAGATGGTGTCGATGCAAGCGGTGTTATCAATAAATTTATGGAAGTCAACAAAAATCTTACTGAACAACAAGCTACGCAAATAGCTATCCAACAAGGGTACTTATCAAATGGCCAATAAAATATTAGACCCATTTACTAATAAAGAAATTGAATTTATCGATCCCTTTGCAAAGCCAGAAGCTGAAGGAGGTATGTCTGCAGCACTAGGGGCAGGTGTTGATAAGTTACAAGAGATTGGGTACCGAGCCGTTAAGGGCTTTACTGACGTTGGAGTGCCAGAGGAAGAACAAACGGGTGCTATAGGTCGTGCAATAGGTCAAGGCGGAGCGTTATCGCAGTGGGCTCAAGAAGGCATTGATCGTAACGTTAAAGAGCAAGAGCAGTACGAGCCGACAGTAAAATCATATAAGGACATTGAAAGCCTCAGCGATTTAGGTAGCTACACAGGCGAACTAGTTGCGGGCTCACTGCCCTACATGGCGGGTGCGGCTACCGGTGTTGGTGCGTTTGGTATGGCGGGCGGCTTAGCTAACGAAGCTTACGAGAAACAACCAGAAGGCGAAAAAGACGAAGTTAAAGCGGTTGCGTCCGGTGCCGGGCAAATGTTACTTGAGCGTTTAGGTATCAAAGTTAGCATGGGCCAACTTGGTAAAGACATTTTAAAAGATGGCGTAGTCGAAACGGCTAAACGCATGGGCCGTGGTGAGCTGGTCGAAGCGGTACGCGATCCAACCTTTGCTAAGCGCATACTGAAAGGCGCAGGCGCAGAGGGTTTAACTGAGACAGGGCAAGAAGCACTAGCGCAATGGGGTGCTGGCAAAAGCGTTGATGAATTTGAAGGGCTAGACGAAGCCTTTGTTGGTGGCCTCTTGGTTGGTGGCGTTATGCGTACCGGCTCAGAAACGGCGCAAAAGGCTATGGGTTATCAGCAAAAATCAGCAGAAGCCGTTAAGGAAGGTGTTGATCAGCTTGTAGAAGCAGGCGCAGCACCAGAAGAAGCCATTGAAACAGTTAAAAAGCAGCAATACGACTCAGCCATTAAGCAAGGTTTTACAGAGGTTGAAGCGTCAGCAATTGTTGCCCGTACAATGAAAGAAAAATTCGGCATTGATGATCCTTTGTTTACAGCCGCAGCCCAACAAAATCAGCCGGGATCACAAGAAACAGAGCAAGCGCAAACAATACCAGAAGATACCGAAACGCCTGTATTTAAAAATGATGATATTGATTACGATGCGCCAACAGCCGCAAGACAAGCAGGCTTTGACCAGACAGCAAAAGCAGCCGGCCAGTATGGTGATATGCTTACAAGCCCAGCGCAACAGTCGCTAAGAGACTTAGAAGCAGGCAACAACGCACCTACTGTAGACGAGCGAGTAAAAGCGGCAGCGTTTGACAAGTCACCAACGCCAGAGGATCGCTTTAGTCCTATAAAGTATCAGCACGAAGGCGAGCTATTAGGTCCAGACGCTAAAAACGCACAAGGCATAGAAAACGCACCAATAGACGGCCAAGTAATACCAGAGCAAGGCAAGCTGCCAACAACAGAGCAAACTAAAAACCGTGAAATGCGCGAGCAAGCACAAGCGGATCTTGAGTCACAGCCTAAAGGCATTGCACAAAAAGATATTATTTTTGGTGAAGATGGCCGACCACAGCAGCGCGCAGCAGAGCAGGTTAAGCAAGCCGGTAAAGACTCGCAAAACTTATTACCACAAAAAGATATTATCTTTGCTGGTAACGAAAGCGGCGTTAACGTGGCTAAAAATGGTGAAGCATTTAAAACCAAACGCGATGCGCTATTAAGTAAAGAAGCGCGAGCAGCACGCAGAGCCGGCCACAAAACAAAAGCAGTAAGTTTTGATAATGGTTTTGGCTGGACGATTAAAGGCGATGATGGCACTAAGCAAGATTCAGAACAGGCAGCAGCGGAGCAAAGCCCTGAAACTGATACGGTTGCGCAAAATGAACAGGGCGATCAAGCGCAACCAGCCCAACAAGAAGGTGAAGCGTTATCGTTAAACGTAGACGCGGAACAAGTGAGTAGCGAAGAAGGTAAGAATATCGCAGGTGAAATGATTGATGATGAATGGCAATCTTTTACCAAGGAGAGCGGCACCAAAAATATACCACGTTCAGAAATGCCACAAGTCAAAGCTGAGAGCCGTGGCGCTATGGTTAATTTTATGAAAGCGCGTGACATCGACAGTGAAAAAGATGAAGTGCCAGCACAGTCATTAAAGCCAACGCAGCAAGAGTTTTCACCAGCCAAGGTTAAAAAGGCAATGGAGTTTGAAGGCGGCAACCGTTCTATATTAGTATCGAATGATAACTATGTACTCGACGGTCATCACCAGTGGCTAGCCGCCCGCGAAAAAGGCGAGCCAGTAAAAGTGATCCGCTTAAATGCGCCTATTGAACAACTAGTGCCATTGGCTAAAGAAATGCCCAGCACTGAAACGCAGGATAGCCAGACTGTTACGAATGAACAAATTGAAGTTAAAAATGAACAAAACAGTGTTATTCCAGAGCAAAAACTTGAAAATAGTGAACAAGACGCTGTTAATCCTGAACAATCAGCCGAGCTACCACCAATACTAAAAACCACTAAACGCAAATGGTTACAGAGCCAAGCCAAAGAGCAGGGCCTTAAAAAAGGCTCGCCTGGCTTTGATGTTGCCATGGCTAAAATTGAAGAAGGTTATGAACCAGCCATTGATAAGGCCCTAGCTGAATCATCGTTTGAAACGTATCAAGAGTTTAATAGTGATACACCAGAAAGTATTAACCGACAAGCGTACAGCGAACTGCGTAAAGAATTTGGCATTGATGATACGTTTCAAGTAGAAGAAACAGCAGTAGAGCCAGAAAGCGTAGAGCAAGAAAATGGCCCTGATATGTTTGGAGATAGCGAGCCGACTCTATTTGACCAAGAGCCTACAGCTCAATCCAACAATCCGGAAATTCCAGATAGTTCAACCGCTCAAAACGCTAATACATCTAAGTTTGGCGTTGATGTTAGCGTACCTGCAATTGATAGCGATACAGAGCGCCAATACAACATGGCTACGCACAGAGGAAGAGGCCGAGACTTTAACGAAGAGTTAAGGATTAGTGCAGAGTCTATACTTACACATTTAAACGACAAGGGCCTGCTAGATACGCCAGAGCGAAAGAGCAAAGCCAAAGAGGTTATAGAGAGTTATTTAGAAGATAGTAAGTCATACATTTATCGCGAATCTAATCGGGCCGCTAACAATCCGTCATGGGCCATAACCGGTAGAGATAACCTTGATCTTGATAAGTACAACAGCAAAGCAGAGCGCCAAGCAAGAGAGTCTAGTGAAGAGCTTGAACGCTTAGACTCAAAAAGGAAAAACATAGCCGCTAGAGTTGAGGCGGTAATGAATGAAGATCAAAGAGCAGCGGCAACACAAAGGAAAAAAGAAAGCGATAAGCAAAAATCGATCATTGATTTTGCTAACGAGCTAGGTGCAATGCAAACCCCAGGCTTAAACAAATCAGCGTTTATGCCAAGAGCTAAAAAAGCATGGGATAGGATTTTAAGCACTCATGGGGATGAGGCAGCACAAGCAATAGATAAAATAGAAAGCGCACTTAAAAATAGCGGGACTACGCTTAAAAGCGTGCTTGGATCACGCAGTAAGTTATGGAAAGAAATTGAAACCGTGACGGGAGGTGAGCAATCAAGCACCAGTCAAGCACCAGTCAAGCAAACGCCTATCGAGTCGGGTTTGGACGCTTACGACAGCATGACAGACGCAATGAGTAAGGGCGAGCTTGGTAGCGTTCAAGAAGTTAAGCGCGTACTTGATTACCTGGCAGATAATAAAGACTCTGTAAAAGCCGAGCTTAGAAAGCTAAATAAAAAGCAACTGACTAGGTTGGTGAGCGGTCATGTTTGGAGTGACACCAAAAAAGACGAGCTGGTAGATAGCGCATACCGCGATATGTTCACGCGCTTTAGATTTATAGGCGAACAGAGCGAGTTTATTACCACGAACTCTTACAAGCTAGAGGATAAAATAAGCGAGGCTAAAAAGCATGTTGACTCTTTGACTGATCAGCAGGTCGCGGAATATTCACAAGAGCAAAAGGCAAAAATAGACGCGCAAAAAGAAAGATTTGATCAGTACCTAGATAAACTTAAAAACCCTCAAACACTAGATGACTTCAAAGCGAAGATCAAAGCGCAGGGACAAGACAGCCTAACTACCGAGCAACAAGCAGAATACGACAAGCTAATTGCAGGTGAAACCATGGCCAGCAAAAATGAAAAGCCAACCGAAAAAGAAGGTCTTAAAACAGGTGGCGATGTTGAGTTGGGCGAGCCTACTGAGGGCGTGCATGGCAAAACAGGCGAAAAGATATTTAATGTAAATGTAATTAGCCGACTTGGAAAAGACGCATTTAAAGAAGCAGCAGCCTTTGCGCGTTCAATGGGTGGCGGTTACTACCGGAGTAATTTTTACTTTAAATCTGTAGAAGATGCCGAGCTATTTAGTGGGTGGGTTAACGGTGAAACTGTAGACACCACAGAGAAACAGGCTGAAAGGCAGGAGGCGAGAAGTCAGAAAAATGCGGACAAACTGCAAGCTATGGCTGAGAAAGCGGAGCAGCGCGCAAGTGAAGCCCTAAACGCAGATAGAAAAACAAACACTATTAAACGTCTTGGTGAGGCAGAATCAGCAACCGCAAAAGCTGAAAAGGAAATTGAGCTATCTAAGATCATGCGAGAGCTACCAGGTTCGGACACGATAGTATTAAAAAATGCGACTCAAAAAGTGCAGGTTGAGCTATTAGACTCACTAGCAAGAAGCCTAGTTAATAGCGCGCCAGAAAGCCAAGTGAATAAGGACAGCAACAGCAGAAGAACATTTAAAGCCGAAGTATCAAAGGCCGAAAGAGCAAAGCACGCAAGAATGCCTTTAAAAACCACAAAGGTATTTAGGCTAAAAGAAATTGCTCGCGATATGGAAGATACTAAAGGCTTTGTGTTGCTGGGTCGCAAGATGAACGCGCTAGTCAAAGGCAAGAGCGATCAAGACTATATTGATGTTGATGATACCCTGATCCCTAAATATATTGATTACATAGAAAACAATCTTAGCCAATACGACATGCTACGCGATGCCGCTGCAAACTATAAGCGCCTAGATAGAATGGGTATTACTAATGTGCCGACACTTAGAACTGCATTAATTGAGTACATGAATTTAAGCGAAAATAGCTCTACAGGTAAAGCACCAAGCAAGCTAAGTCAAATGGAAAGAGACTTGCAGCGAACAATGTTAGGAAATAGAAACGCATTTAACGATTTTTTCCCAACACCTGAAAGTCTTGCTAGCGATATTGCTGAAATGGCAGATATTGAGCCAGGCATGCGTGTGCTTGAACCATCAGCAGGCAACGGACTTTTAGCCGACGCAGCAAGAGAGCAAGGCGCGACCGTAGACGTGGTTGAAATGGGCGGGCAGCTTAGAGAAATACTACAAGAAAAGGGGCATAACCTAGTTGGTAATGACTTCTTAGAGTTTGCGCCAGAAAATGGCTACGACCGTATAGTAATGAACCCGCCATTTAGCAATGACCAAGATATTAAGCATGTTGAACACGCATATAAAATGCTTAACCCAGGCGGCAAGCTTGTGGCTATAACGTCTAGCATGGCAGGTGAGCGAAGCAACAAAGCAAACAAAGAGTTTAACACATGGCTAGATTCTTTAGACGCAGAGCAGCAAACGCTACCAGAAGGCGCATTTAAAAGCTCGCTAAACCCAACAAACGTAAATACTAAAGCAATCGTTATTGAGAAGCCAAGCGATGCGCCAGAAGTACAAATAGCTAGCGATGTTAAGTTTTCAAAGTCAAAATCTAAAAAGCCAGCTAGCAGCAAATCAATCAGCACTGAGCAAGCGCAGCGTATTGCTGATCAGTTTGTTAAAGACTTAAAAGGCGCCAACGGCATCACTGTTAATATACTTGAAGATACCGCCACAGCAGAAAAACTATGGCGCATGAGTTTAGAAGGTGCAACAGTTAAGGGCGCTTATAGTGAAATGTCCAATACTGTTTATATCATTGCTGAAAACATGGATAGTATAGAGGATCTTAAACAAACTTTAGCGCATGAAACTATTGCTCATGGTGGCCTTGATACTGTTATTGGTAAAGAAGCTAAGCAAGAATTTATTGATCGTATTAAAAAGACCAAGGGCCGTAAAGCGTTTGAGAAATACTGGAAAGATGCGAACAACGATTATTGGGATGCAAGCGAGGACGTTAAAGCTGAAGAAATATTTGCACGCTTTGTAGAAAACGAGCCCACAAAAGGCGAGCTTAAATATTGGTGGCAAGCACTTAAACGCTTTATACGTGCACAGCTTGATAAAGTAGGCCTGGCTTATAGCGAAGATACCGAGCTAACAGCAATGCGTGAAATGCTTGAGAGTATAGTTAAAGGATTCAAAGCGCAGCGTGAGTCAATGGCTGGCAGTGAAGCCGAAATAGCTTATAGTCAGTCAGATAAAAAATTCAGCCGCACAGCCAATAACGACACTAGCCCAGCACCAAACAAAATAGCGGAATCAGTAAAAAAGGCGTTTAACCGCGACCGCTTTGAAAAATCAAGCGTGCCAGAATGGGAGGCGCTAAACGCACAACTACGCGAAACCGACAAAACCGCAGGCGATAAAATAAAACGCCAACTTTCACGCTGGTTTATGCCAGGTGGCAACTTACCTGAAACCGTCCAGCAAGCTAAGAGAGGCCGTGATCGCGATGTAGCTGTACATGAGTTTGATGTATCTATGCTGGTAGGCAAGCTAAATTCAGCAATGAAAGCCGCCAAAATAAATCCTGACAGATTAGCCGATGATCAATGGACTAAGTACCACCAATTTTTAATAGGTGAAAATGATGGCAAGGCGCTTAATCAAAGTGAGCGAGACACGCTGATACTAATGCGCGAACATATCGATGGACTGACAAAAGATTACGTTGCAAGTGTCAATAACAAGCTTCAGCAGCGAGTTGCAGAGGATGGCGATATTGACCCTAAAGAGTCGGCTCGCCTTGAAAAAATGCTAGGTAACATGGGCAAATATTTAAACCGCAGCTATAAAGCATTTGACGATCCTAAATGGTTTGAAAAAATACCGACTAAGGTAATTGATGATGCACGTGCATACTTAATGCAGCAATATGAAAAAGACGGCGCAACAGCAAAAGAAGCACAGCAAAAAGCCCAAGTAACTATGAACGAAATGGTTAAAACCAGCACCGCTTACGACAGCTTGGGATCGTTTATTGCCGAAAGTAAGCTAGGCTCTAAAGACTTATCTACACTAATACCACGCAAAGACATATCACCTGAAATCAGAGCATTACTAGGTGAATACGCAGACCCACGCATTAACTACGCTAAATCCGTCTCAAAAATGTCAGCTATGATCGCTAATGATAAACTCCTAAGCACAATACGCGATATGGGCATTAACAATTTCATTTTTGAAAAGGACAGTCGGCCACCTAATGCCACAGTGCAGCTTGCAGGTGAAGCATCGGAAGTATATGCACCACTGAATGGCATGTGGACAACGCCAGAAATAAAAGAAGCGTTTGAAGATGCGATGGGCGGTGAACGTGGTGAGGGCTGGCTAGACAAGGCTATACAAATAAACGGCTTCATTAAATTCGGCAAAACCGTACTATCACCCACAACCGCCATGCGTAATGTAATGTCGGCGTATTTTTTCACCGTTGCCAACGGACACTTTAATCAAAAATACATGAAGCAAGCCGTTGCAGCATTTAACGCACAAGTTAAAGAAAAAGTAACTGACGGCGAATCTGATTACATAAAGCGCTTAATTAAGTTGGGCGTGCTTTATGACTCAGCTAACGCAGGCGATATAGTCAAGGTTATGACTGATGGAAAGATAAACCAAATGCTTGAAGGTAAGAGTGGAGCCGCTTTTGAAAACCTACGATGGCTAACCGCTAAAGCGACAGGTTTCTATCGCTTTGGCGATGACTTTTGGAAGATAGTAGGCTTTGAAAATGAAAAAGCCGCACTCGTCCGCACAGGCATGAAAGAAGGCGAAGCAGAAGCATTAGCCGCTGAGCGGATACAAAATACCTATCCAACATATAGCCGAGTAGGTAAAGCGGGGGCGTGGCTGTCACGGTTCCCGTTGGCCGGCACGTTTGTATCGTTCCCTGCTGAAGTTATTAGAACGACAGGCAACATGATGAAGCTTGCAGCCAGCGAAATAAAGTCAGACAACCCCAAAATACGCGAAATGGGCGCAAAACGAATCGTAGGCATGAGCTTGGCCAGTGGCGGCATGTTTGCTCTATCTGCATTAAGCGCCGCCATGTTTGGCGTGACCGATGATGAAGAGGAAGCGCTAAGAGACTTAGCCCCGCCATGGCAAAAAAACTCAACCTTTATCTATGCAGGTCGAGATAGCGACAATAATTTACGTTACTTTGATATGTCGTTCTTAGACCCTTACGCCTACTGGAAACGACCAATAGAGGCCATGATGCGTGACCAGCCTGTTAACGAGGCTATCGCCTCATCGCTCAGTGATATGGTGTCGCCATTTTTAGGTACTGACATTAGTACAGGCAAAATACTTGAAGTGGTCAGCAATAAAAAGCAAAGCGGCGGTCAGGTATATAAAGAAAACGATACAGCCATACGTAAAAGCGCTGATATTGCTGGTCACTTAGCATTAGGCTTAGCGCCTGGCGCAGTAAATAATGCGTGGCGTATTGGCATGGCCGCAACCGATGTTAAGCGCTCAACAGGCAAGCCTTATAGCCTGTCGGATGAAATGCTGGCACTTGCTGGTTTCCGAAGCTCTACCTTTGATCCTAAAGTTGGCCTGTACTACCGCACGTTTGACTTTAACAGCGCCATTGCCGAAGCCCGAAAAGAGCTAAGCGGCGTGTTAAGAGATCCAAATAAAGTATCTGATGATGAAATAAGCGCAGCTAAAGAGCGAGCTAAAACAAAGCAAGAGCAAGCATTTAAGCAAATGTCGCGCTTAATTAAAGCCGCTCAAACAGGGGGCGCAAGCCGCAGGCAAGTGATGCAAATACTACTACTAGCAGGAATAAGTAAGCGCAATGTTGGCTTTTTACTGCGCGAACAAGTGCCGCCAGTAAACCTATCAGATCGTTCATTTGAAAGCGCAGTAAAACGAGCGCAACTAATAATGGACAATGAATCAGCAAGGGAGGTAAGAAGTCGATTTAACCGCATAATCAAAAATGATTAGCGGTTAGCTGAGAATAAAGGAGGCTACCTCCCTTTATTCTCAGTTATAGCAAACCATGCAATTGCAAGAAGTATAGTTCCAATTAAAGTGAAAGGGCCAAACAGCAGGGGCAGTCCAATTACGAAGCAGAAATATATCAAAGCGCCTTTTCTAGATTCCCTTCTTTTTCTTTTAAGCCAAGGTGGCTCCTCACGAATCTGAGCGTTAAGCCTGTCCCAGTAAGCTCGTTCAGATTCCCCTTCTAGCTTTTTTAGGGGTTCAAAGCTGTCGTCATTTTTTGGCATAAACAACTCCTTCCTCAAATAGAATATCCTTGAGCGGAAAGTAGACGCCAAGAGTAACCGGCATCATCGCCCTCGCTTGGAATTTCAACCATAAAATCGGCCATAGATAGCGGTTTAACAGTTACAGTGTCGTTATAGTCTCTGACAATATCGCCACTCTTGGTAGTAGCTGTAATCCTTATTGTAATCTCAGTGACAGTTACATCAGTATTAGCGTTATAAATAAACCCCATGTAATAATAACTGCCGGCAACCTCGTCAAATCCAGCTTTACCCTGAATATTTCTAATCTGTGAGCTATTTAAGGATGCTGACTCATGCGAGCCTAGGCTTGAAAACTTAGCTCTACAGGTTTTACTTAGGAGATTAACGGCTTTATCTGTAGAAACTTTGCCTATATTCTTAAGAACGCAATCATTATATGAGCTTGGACCTAGCAACTCCCCGCAACCCGTTACTGATAAAAAAATCGCAAGCAATGGTGGGGCTGTAAAGATGCCTCTGATTTTCATTGGACGCTCTCATCTTGTAGCTTTTTTATTACTGAAAAATAGTAAGCGGCGTAACCTATCCATAAGAAAAAAAGAGAAAGTAAAAACCAAATAAATTTATGGTGCCCTTTAGCTTTGCTAGAACATAACGCAAGAATACAGGGCAATATAACGCCTGCAAAAAGGATTGTTAAAATCAATATCTGCCAAATACTTATACCGCCCATGTCTAACTCCTTTACTATTTATATTTTATTGCTATACCAGTCACTTTAACTTGCTGCTGCGAAGTTCCAAAAGCTGAACCTACAGTGCCATTTTCGGACATATTCTGCAAAATCACAGCGTCCCCACCTTGAAGGCAGGTGCATTTTTGCAATTCTCTCACAGCGTCAGGTGTGTTATCTGATATTACGCCCCCGCCAGGAGATGTAGCCATGCACAAGCCTAGCTCAATAAAGTCCTGCCCTTTTGGGGCAGATCTAAATATGTGCGCTCCACAGTTTTCATGCTTAGGTTGATACCCATCATGCGCTCCAGTTTTTATAAATTCATGACTTGTGCAACCGCTAAGCGCAGCTATCACGGAAAGGCCAGCTAGGAGTTTTTTCATGCTAAATCCCTTTTTATATATTTAGTTAATTCAACTTTTTCCATTCGTCAACAAACCAATCAGGCTTAACCTGCTCTGGCTCGCTAAAAAACAGGCTTAAAAATTCGTAAATATTCCTCCTGATAGGTCGAGAGTCATTATTTTCTAGAGTGTTAACCGCCTTTTCTGGAATCAAATCTTTCGTTTGCTCAACCCTACTTAAAATACATTCGGTAACGTCAAGTAGCCCAACTCTATCTAGCTCTTCAAACAATTCTAAAACCTCAGCCTCACGCGGCAATCTTTCCACCGTCATGGGTGTCGCATCTGCGATAAAAATATGGCTCTCGTTATAAATAACGAACGTCATTGCACTATAGTTTGAATGCCCATCACGAACAGCAACTAGAATACGACTGATGTCGGGTATAGCTTTAAAGAAAGCAATTAATCTATCTTTATCACCGTATGTTGTAAACGTTCTTTGAAGTCTTACAACCTTAGACTCGCAAATGGCCGGTAAAACATGGCGAACTAATGAGTTGTACTTATCAGCCATAAACTGCATTTGCTCAGTCATTGTTCGATGCGCATCTATAAGCCTCTGCTGTTTTAGTAGAGAATCCTGCAGCTGTTTTGCCAAGCCATTACTGCCACTATCAACATCTATGCTTTCGTCACCAAAAGACTTCTCTAATCTTGAAACTATCTCAGAGTTTACTGATCGTCCATTTACATTAGCTGCATCATGCAGCGCCTCTTTTAATTCTTCAGAAACTCTGACATTTATTTGAGGTGGTCTTTTTGGCATAAGGTGGCAATATTTATTGATGGTATTGACATGGTAGTGAAATGCTACTACATTATCAATGGTAGCCAAATGGTTGCATTTTACTATCATTAATAACAGGATTAATAGCAATGAGAAAGCACAAAATATTTGGATTAAGAATACCATCAGAAATGCGAGAGTTTATAAGAGAGCAAGCCGAAGAAAATGGCCGCTCACAGAACAAGCAAATTGAAATGTGGATAAAGGAAAAAATGAATGAGCAAACTAAAGCAGCTTAATAAAATGAAAGCCCCAACTGCTGTAACAGTTGAGGCCAGTAAAGAACTAACCAAACAAAACATAGAAAAGGAGAGTCTTCATGGCTAATAATATACCAAATGAAGAGCAAAGCACACAACGAGTAAATAAAAGTGAATTACTCGTAACAGCAAACATTATGACTAACGACAGTTACGATGACTTTGATCGCCTGTTAACACAGACTAAATCGCTCGTAGATTTTATGGTGGGTAACGACAATATAGAAGGGTTTCCCAAAGAGCAGATTTCTAATTTATTGTGGCTCGTATCTGATCGCCTTGGCGATATGCAAGCTAAATTTGAATCAATGCCAATGAGGATCATCCAATGAACAGCATCGTGACCTTAAATGATACAAATTGCCCGATCACCACCTCGCTGGCAATTGCCGAAGGGGTGGGCAACCCGCATGCGTCGGTAATAAAAGTGATCCGCCAGAATATTGCTGATTTTGAAGAGTTTGGCCCACTTGGATTTGAAATCCATGTGGTGAAACGTCCGCAGGGCGGCGGCTCAAAGGTTGAATACGCAATTCTTAACGAGCAGCAATCAGCCTTGCTATTAACGTACTTTAGAAACAACGATACGGTTAAAGCATTCAAAAAAGCACTGATCAAAGCATTCTTTGAAATGCGTGACGAACTGAACAAGCGCCAATCCCCAGCGGAAAACTTATCGCGCATGGATATTTTGCAACTGGCCATGCAATCAGAAGAAGATCGCATTAGGCTTGAGCAAGAAAAACTAAAGCTTGAGCATCAGCTTGAAGAGGAAGCCCCGCGCGTAGCGTTCGCTAAGCAAGTTGAGGTAGCACCTGACGCAATAAGTGTAGCGCAAGCGGCGAAGATTATTGGTACAGGTCAGCGGCGATTATTTGCGTTTCTTCGTCAAATAGGTTGGATCTCAAGACGTAACGAACCTTACCAAACAAAAATAGAAGCAGGCTATCTTGATGTTAAGCTTGGTAGCTGGGAGCATCCAGATCACGGGCTTAAGCAATCAGTAACAGCACTTGTTACCGGCAAAGGGCTCGCCAAACTTCAAAAGCTTTGGAGTGAACGAGATCAGGATCACGCAGCATAACAACCAAAAGCCCTCAATTAAGAGGGCTTTTAACAGAGTATCGAGTCGTCAACCAGCAATATAAAAACTACCTGTATTAATATCGCGTAATTAAGTTATAGTAGGCGAGTCGTTAAGTCTACGAGAAATTTATAACTTGCCCTTGAATTGTCCACCAAGTAGCACAATATTCTACTCATGTTAGTTGGTCCGCATTCGATGTAAAATTTGAATGAGTACCAAAGTGTGTACCAAAAGCTTAAAAGGCAACGTTATGACAGAAGAAAAAAACATTACAAAACATGAGTTTGGCACCGACGCAGGCAAGATACTAAACTTAATGATTCATTGCCTTTAGTCATATTCCGCTATATATTTTTATCCTCCTATAACGACCTTTATTATCTAAAAAACAACAACTTACACCGCTTTCAATGTCCTCTATCTACCGCTAACAACCTTTGTAAGCCGCTATTATTGGTGACTTTTGTGTCCTAAGTTGTGTACCATTTTAAAGTTGACCCTTTTTTTGGTCACATTTGGTACTCAGAGTCGGAGCCTCAATGAACATTACAGCAGCTAAACTAAAGAGCTTAAACGGTAAAGAGTATACCGGTAAGCCTGAAATAACGGACGGCGATAACCTATCGCTTAGGATCTCCCCAAGGGGAAAGATCTCATTTCAAATACGCTATCGAATTAACGGTAAGCAAGTTAGGTATAAATTAGGCACCTACCCAGCAATGACACTTGCACAAGCACGCGAAGAATGCGCAGCACAAATGTCGTTAGTAGATAAAAATTTAGATCCTAGAAACATGGCGGCAATAAAATCGGTTGAAGCTGAATTTATCGAAAACCCAACTATTTATAATTGCTTTGATTATTGGTTTGAAAACTATTGCCTGCCTAAGCGAGATAATCCTGAAGGTATAAGCACAAGAATAAGATCATGTATAAATGACACTTGGGGCAATCAATATGTATCACTAATGGATAAAACGCATTTTACAGCGTTCTTTAAGTCGATGAGTGATGTATCAATCGAAAAGGGTAGAGGTAAGGGCTTTGCTTTTACTGCGATTATTGAGATTAGATCGATATTTCGTTTTTGCATTCGTCAGGGCTTTATTAATAACTCGCAATTTGAAGCATTAAGACCAAGCGACTTCGCTAGCGATTATGCTTCGCGTGAGCACTTTTTATCACTTAAAGAATGCCAGTTGATTTGGTCAAACATAGATTTACTAAATATAACTGATAGAAATAAAGTTCTTTTACGTTGTGCAATGGTGTTTGGTTGTCGCATAAGCGAGCTATGCAGCGCGAAAAAAACAGACTTTGATTTAGACAATAAACTTTTTACAACACAAAGAGAAAATACAAAGGGGGCTTTGCACTCTATTATTAGGCCCATACCGGATGATCTTATTAAAGACCTAGAATATTTAAAAGCGCAATCGCCGGCGTTCGTTTATATGTTTCCTAACCGCGATGGTGATCATCCCGCTAGCGGCTCAAGCGTGAGTCAAATATCTAAACCTTGTTACGAGTCTATTGAAGGCGTTTCACCGTTCAGAATGCACGATTTAAGGCGGACTATATCAACACACTTAACAGATGCGGGATGCCCTTTGCAGTTCACTGAGAAGCTACTAGGGCATAAGATGAAAGGGGTATTGGCGATATATAACAAATCGCCAATGTTAGAAGGATTAACTGAGTGGGTTAACCGTTGGGTTATCATGCTGAAAGGCGGGTAGCCTGTTCTCTAAGCGATTGGCGGTGCTTATCAACTATTTCAGTGTCCCAGCGCTTAGGCTTTCCAATGATTGTTGCCGGCGGGAACTTCCCGTCTTTTTCCCATTCTAAAATAGTTTTAGATTTAACACCGAACAGCGCGGCTACGTCTTTTGTTGCTAGGTACTGGCTTGTTGGTAAACTCATAAATCACCTTCTTGAGAGTTGAAATTAACTGGTAGCATATCTGCATCTGTTATATTGCCGCTTTGCACTGTGTTTACTTGCGTTAGCCAATTGCTAGCAAACTCAAGTGTTGCTTTGTTTGGTCTTAACCCGCCTTTTGGTGCTGAACATAAGTGCGCGTTCATATCTGAGTCTTGCGCGATCAGTCCACCTCTACCGCTTTGGTGTAAGTAGAGAAGTGTGCGACCTTCAAAGTGTGAGCCATCCTCACGCTCTATTTTTATAGCTTGTGGCCATATAGTTAAATGGTGTTCGCCATTGTGGTAAAGGCCAGTGCCGCAACTGCGATCTAGATCATTCCTTAGCTCGACAGCAGTGCTAACAGCCTTAGCTAGAGCAATCTCAAGCTTTTGATTTTCATTGCGATATTTCTTATTGTCAACCTCCAGTTTTTTAGCGCGTGTTTGCGCTTTTTCGTTTGCTTCTTTTTGGCGCTTGCTTTGCTCTTTTAGCTTTTTAGGGTTGAGCTGGCTTAATTCGGCAACTTTCTTTTGTGCCGTTTTAAGTTGTTCGTGCAATCTGGCGTTCTTAATTTCCAGCGATTCGACTTCTTTTTTTAGCGCAGTTTGTTTTTTTGCAATGACAAGACCATTTTCCACCGCTTTAGCTGCTTTGTTAAGATCGATATTGTTTTGATTAATATCTTCTTTCAACTTAGTTGTTAAACGCTTTTCAGCTTCTAATTTAGATTTAAGTAAAGCTATTTCATCTTGCACGTTAGCTTTGTATATCGCGTGGATTTGCTCTTGTTGCTCAATTTCTTTCTGTTCTTCATTGTAAGAGTGGATAAAGCTAGTTAGTAACTCGCTTGAATGTAGTGATGCTTGCATTTTATCTGTCCTCATAATTTTTTAGACGCTGGCTTTCTTTACTAGCCACTTCAATGCGTGGTTTTAAAAGCGCTTGGTTTGCTTTACCTATAACGCTATCTGTTAGATCAAGGCCTTTAAAGATCTTGGTTTTGCTGTGTTCTTCTTGAATTATTTGGTTGCGCTCAAAGTCGCGCATTTCAATAACTTCATCAAAGTGTTCTTCACAAGAAATAGCGCCTCGATATTCGTATGCTTCATTTGCTCTTAGCTTAGCTTTGCATTTTCTGCATGTGTAATTGCTCATAAATCACCTATGCTAACTTTTTGGCATAATCAGGGTTCATAGCTCTATAACAAGCCGACTTCATACAGCCTTTGGCATTGTTAAGGGCTTTGTTTAATTCTTCGCGTGTGTCCGGTATGCGACACTCAAAATTGCTACGCTCAACACCGTTGAAAAAATCCCACTGAAAACGTGGTTCATCTGCGCTTACATCATTAACGTAAATAGTCACACGGTAACCTACGCTTTTTTCCGGCACACAATTAGCGGCATCCTTTAACAAATCAGCCAAGTAGTCTTTATGCGATACGTTATGCTTACCGCTTTGAAGTAGAGCCCAGGCGAATGAATAAACGTATTCGTTTAAATCCATTTCACCGCCTTTTTGCTCTTTTAATTTAAAGCCATGCTGTAAGGCTAGGGCTTTTATTTTTGCGTTGTTCATGCTGTCACCTCGTCAACGTTCTTGTGTATAACTTCAAACTCAATTACCCACACCCACGGGCTTTCATCCCATCCTTTTCCTGAACTTGAATAAATACAAGACCATGCAAATGCAAAACCCGTCCAATCGTTAAATCCTTCCTTGATAACTTGCTGCCTGCCTATTTTCTGCAATCTTTCACAGCGAACGTCTGTAACGCGCAATGTTAAGCGGCTGGCTTTTCTTGGCATGTGAATAGATGGCTTCCATTTAACTTCATCTAGCTCGTCAGCTCCCTTGGAAACGGCCCATTCTTTTTGTATGAAATATTCATCGCCGCAACCTTGATCAACAAATAACGTCCTATCTGCTGGATGCTCTGCGTCAACTTCATCAAGACGGCCCAAACAAAATGTTTCACGAACCCAAATAAGATCACCTACTTTGAAAGGAGCCGCGTTAGCAGTTGCATGCCCTGCTACTATCGGCAAATAATCAAGTGAAGAACCAGCGCCCCATTTGAAATCCCAAAAAGAACCATTCTTAATAGGCTGATTGCTTAGCGGTCTACGAGTAACAGTCTTGCGGCCATCAGCTAGCGCTGCAACCATTTGCTGGTTAAATATCATTGGTATAGTTTTCATGGTTTCACCTTGCTTTCTTTATTCTCAGGCTTTACTGCCTTCTTAGGGATTAGCGCATACCAGGTATGCGATCTGCGTTTAACTTGTGGTTTCATTAGGCAGCAATGCCAATAGCTTCAACTTGATCAAAGTTGGCTTTCACTAGAGCCTTAGCGATTGGGGGGCAAACCGCATTACCGCAACGTGCAACTTGATTTTTCTTGGTGTTCTTTTTTCCATTTGAGTCGAGTGCGATTTTATAATCAGCAGGGAAGCCCATAGCTGCAAATAATTCGTGTGGTTCAAACATTCGCATTCTAATATCAGCAATTTGATATTTATCACCATTGATAATGACTAGTCCAAATCTATCTTTGGTTGTAACTGTATCTAATGGTTGTTCAATTGATTGAGCTGTACCAGTGCCGTAATACTTGATTAAAAATGCTTGAACTTCGCCAAAGTGATTGCCACCGGCTGATATTGTTTGCAAAGGCTCGTTAGTTGCATGACCAACATTATCACCACGCATTTTAATAATATGGCTTGTTACTACCGCAAAATGACCGCCTTTAACCTGAGCGCATATTGTTCTCATTGGCTCATCTGCTTTCATGTTGCGCTGCTTAGATGCGTTGGCGTGTTCAGTTATAAATGGTAATACATGCTCACTTGAAACTAAAAAAGGTTCATTTGCATCTATTACATAACGCATAATGCCTTTTGCTATACGCTTCATTGTTTTTTCTGCTAATGGCTTAGGCCGGTTAAATATTGATTTTGCGGGTATTGACCAATCAATAATATCTGCGGCGGTGAGATATGGTTTTAAACCTGATCCCGCTTTGCCGTGTGTTGGGTTTGGCCATTTAATACTTTGCCCATCGTTACGGCCAACAAGAAAAAAGCGCTTTCTGCTTGTTGGTGCGCCAAAATCACAAGCGGTTAAAATTTTATGCTCAATTTTATAACCTAAGCCTTTTTCAAGTTTGTGATATGGAAAGTCTTCGCCAAGTGCTTCTTTTATTTCAGGCCACGCCGTATGACCTTTCACTAACCCAGTAGTCATGCATTTTATAAAAGCGGCATAGGTTTCGCCTTTTCTATCTGGGTCTGGTTTAAATACACCAGGCGAAACTTCTAAAAGTGGCCCCCAGCTCATAAATTCTTCAACATTTTCTAGCATAAATACACGCATTGGCACTAACGCAGCCCAGCGAGCCACTACCCAAGCAAGGCCGCGAATAGTTTTCTCTACTGGTGTTCCTCCCTTTGCCTTGCTGAAATGTTTGCAATCAGGGCTAAACCACGCCAATCCAACAGGACGACCAGCACACGCTTCAACAGGATCAACATCCCAAACAGACTCGCAATAGTGTTTTGTTTCTGGATGATTTATTTTGTGCATATCAATTGCAGCTGGGTCGTGGTTAATCGCTATATCAACATGCGTATTCAGGCCTAGCTCCATACCAGTTGAAGCACCGCCACCGCCAGCAAAATTATCAACGACTATTTCATTTTTTAATAAGCTCATGCTGCTTTCCTTTTATTTAATTTGCCTACTTCATTACCCCAAACAGCCCAGCCTTTAACGCGCTTGCGAGAAAATAGCTCGATGCGTGGTCATCGCCGGCCAAATCAACACACGCTTCTCTAAACTCGTTTGGCTTCTCGCTATGCTGTCCGATAGGGTAAGCGCCGGAAAATACGCCACGGCCTAATATTTCGTCTAGGCTTTCGGTGTCATAATTGCCTACTGCACGCACTGAACGGCTTGCTACTTTCGGCTTGCCCTTAATTGCGATAATGGCCGACTCGCTACCGGCGCGAGTCCAAAAGCCCATACCAAAAAACGGGTTGTTATTTACAGTTAGCTTGTTCCATACAAAGCCATTCATATTTTTAAGCGTAAAGCCCCATGCCTTAACAACGTCCAGGGCTTCTTGTGGCATTGAACCTACGTACCACATAACCAATATGCAATCGTCCGCCGCAATATCATCAATAGGCATAGCTTTTAGCTCGTCTACGCTCATTGTTGACTTGTATTGGTGCGCCGCGCCGCTTGTCATGCTTCCGCCTGTTTTTTTATTGCCAAACTGCCAAGCAGGATCGCAGTAAATAAGGTTAAATTTTTGGTCTTTAAATTGTTCAAACATGGGGCGCTCCTTACATGCACATTAAGAGTGCTGGGTATTGCAAGCCGATTGGCGCGAACGGAATATCGTCGTCATCAAAGTTAGCACCTGGACCCATAGGGTTAGATGCGCCGCCTTGTTGACCGCCGCTCATGTATTGGCTATTGCTAACACCTTGATTCTGCTTTGGGGCAAAACCACCTTGTTGCTGTTTGTTTTGACCTTGGTTGTTGCCTTGGTAATTATTATTACTATTTTGGTAAGAATTATTACCTTGTGTGCTTTGGTTGCTTTGGCTGTTACCACCTTGCGCGTTGTTAGCTTGACCTTGTTGTCTTTGCCCAAGCATTTGCATTTGACCTGTAAAGCCATCGACTACAATTTCAGTCGTGTAACGTTCAATGCTTTGTTGGTCGGTCCACTTACGAGTTTGTAATTTACCTTCAACGTAAATTTGTGAACCTTTTCGGCAGTATTCGCCCACAACTTCCGCTAATTTTCCAAAGAAAATAACGCGGTGCCACTCGGTTTTATCAACCATTTGGCCTGTGTTTTTATCTTTGTAGCTGTCGCTAGTCGCAAGACTGATTTTTGCTACCGGATTGCCATTAGGCATGTAGCGAACAGTTGGATCATCGCCACAATTACCCACTAAAATCGTTTTATTTATTCCTCTGCTCATTTTTGCACCTTATTCATTTCTGTTGCTGCGCCGTTATAGCCTTTTTTGCCAGCGACTAGGTTGTTTAAAGATAATTTACTAAGCCTTCCTTTTTTGGAACAGTCAGACATATTGTCTTTTTGGGTTCCTAAAAACAGATGGCTAGGTTTCGTGCATTCAGGGTTGTCGCATTTATGGCAAACAACCTTGCCGCTTGGAATTTCTCCAAATTCTTTTTCATAGCTAACTCTATGCGCTTTTTCAGGTGAGTTGCCAAACCCCATGCGACTTGAAAGTTGGCCGTATCCTTTTCCGTCCGTTGAGCCAGACCAAGACCAACACCCACTTCCAGTTTTAACTTGAAAGCGACTTAACCTCTCAAAAATTGAAGTTTTTATGGTCATGGCTCACCCCTTACTTAATTAAAACTGTTCTAGCGCCGTTATGACCTGGCGCGGTTACAATGCCGTCAGCTTCAAGCTGCTCAATTATTCTTGCTGCGCGGTTGTAACCTATTCTCAATTTACGTTGAATGGCTGATACAGATGCGCGTTGAGTCTCTTTAACAAAATCAACAGCATCGCTGTAAAACACGTCATTGCCGTTGCTGTCTTTATGCTTTGCATTGTGTTCGGCTAGTAGTGATTCGTTGCCATCGTCTTGCTCGTCATCTAATGGCGCTCGATGATCTTCGTCACTATTTTGCTTATCAAACGCTGCTCTTAGTTGCTCGCAATGACTTGTCATTAGCTCTAAAGTGATTGTTTGTTTGTGTATTTCATAATCATCAGCGTTATCGAACATGGCTCCTTCAACTTCAAACAGCTCTTTTACGCCTTTAATTTTGAAGTTGTGATTTAGGTAGAATGAAAGCCCATCTTTTGAAAGAGCAATTTCTTTGATTTCGTAACCTTGCTCGATAAGTTCTTTGATATTTTCGGTAGGGTAATCGCCTTTAAAACGTGCAACGTCTTTATCTTTATTTTGCATAACCAACAAGTCGCCAACCTCAAAGCCAGCAAAGTAAAGCTTGGTGTCGTATTCGCTATTTGAATTATTCAGTTGATCAAGCATATTGGTTGTTAGTGAATTGGAAATGCCGCTACAGTGAAGTGTTTTGGTTTCAACTGATTCAACCAGCTTTATAAGCAGACCTAGTGCACGTTGCGCTAATGCTGCTTTGCTATCAAAAATTAGCGTTTGCTTTTTTTCGTGATAAAAGGCTGAGAAGTTAACTGTTTTTACTATTGAGCGAGCGCAAAAGTCCGCGTTAACCTGCTCTGCTATTTTCCCCATTTCTTCTTTACTAGGCTCGTGAGGCCAAGTGTCTGCCACTTCATTAATGCGCTCTAAAACTTGTGCTTTAGGGTAGTCTTTAGCGCTATAGGTGAAATCAATGCGGTAACCGTTATCCAGTGCTACAAATTGGCGATCTACTTTAAAGCCCAAATTGCTCCACTGGTTATCTGTTAGCGTTGTAAAAATAACGCCTTGTTCTTCCTCAACCTTACTTTCTAAAGCTGAAATACTTGGCAGCTCTGCTGCGAATACATGAATGTTTTTCATTGTTATGCCTACTTAGTTGTTATTAAAACGATCATGGCTAGCACTAAAACGCGCACTGTATTTACTGCTACCATCTTTATAAAATCTCTGCGCTTCTGCTTTTCCTGTGCGCTTGAGCTGTTTCCGGTTATTGCCATGTAGTCGTGCATCATTAGGCTGCTCGCTTAATTTTTGCTACTAATGGAATACCGCCTGCGGCTTCAATTATGTTGTGTATCTTTTTACACACGTTATAGGCTTCAATTCTATTGCGAGTGAATTTACAGCCAGGCAACGTCCAGCCTTCTGAGCCCTGGAACTTAGACGCTTTAACGATGGCTAGGCCAAATCGAATATCATCACAGCGTAAATGCTCGACCATTCTTAATTGTGGAACTCTTGAATCTTTCATATAAACCTCATTAAAAGAGCTTGCGCCCGAAGGCGCTTACTCGGTCGGAGTTGGAAACTTATGCTGCGTGCGCTTTGTTTAAGCGCTGCTCTAATACTTCGATGTAGCTTTCTGCTATGTCTAATTGGTCACAAACACGGTCTAGCTCGTCATTGTCTGCGCGGTCCTGGCTGCTAGGCCATAATGAAAGAGGCGTATAACCTGTAGGCGCGCTTGTATTTTCAAACACTGCTGACTTAAACTCATTTCCAAGCAAAGGCTCGTCTTGGTCTAACATGCGGTTTACTTCGGTTAGCGCTTCATGCTCTTGCTGTTCAATAGGTGCGCTTTGCTCAACCGGTTCTTGGCTTACTTGAGCTTGCGGCTCTGGCGCTGCAGTGACGGCTACAGACTCAAGTTGTATCTTTTGTTGGTGCATCATTTTTAGCTGTTGAATAACTTGAGCTAACACTTGAATAACTTCATCAAGGCGATTACCAAACTTTTCATTGGTAGGCGTGAACTGGTCTAACTTCTCAATGCGAGCGGCTATCTCTGCGCTAGATTTATCGAAGTAATTCATTGGATCATTGCGAAGGTTGTTAATGCGTTCGCCAATTTCTTGCGCTTGCTTTTGTAAGCGCTCTTGCTGTGCAATGGCTTCTTGCTGAATGCGTAACTGCTCGCGCTCTGCTGCTACCGCTTCTGCTGCTTTAGCCGCTTGATACATGCTGTTAAGCGCTTCAATAATGTTTTTCTTGGTGTCGATAGCTTCGTGAATAAGCTCTTTGTCGAACGCTTCGGTATCAACAAGATCAACGGCCTCGATTGTGTCAGCAATAAACTGTGAACCTTGATTTTTGCATTGGTCAACAAAGCTGCTCATTTGCGCTATTTCTTCACGCTGCTTATTTAAAAATGCTTCACGCTCTTTAGCGATGCGTGCGGCTTCTTCTTTGCGGCGTTTATCTTCAAGCTCAAAAGCGTTAATGATTGGATCGTAAATCACATCAATTTTAGATATTAATTCGTCGCCGTAGGCTTTAAGCTCGTTAGTGAATCCAATGCGGCGATCGTTAATTGATTTAACCAGCTTGTTGCGCTCAGTGCGTATTTTACGGCCTTGCTTAAACTCGTCCTCGTCAGACATATCAAGCGAAAACGACGTAGGGTATTGCTTGCGTAAATCAGATAGCCCTTTCTTGGTTAAATCTTCCTGGTAAACAACTTCTACTAAGTTGGTTGCTGTACTTTGATTGTTAGCCATGGTTATACTCCGTTTTTAAGTTTGTTTAGCGCCTCTGTATGCGCTTGGTTGACTTGAGCTACAAAGTTACTGCTATCTACTTTGGTTGCTCGACAATGACCTTTTAGCTCTTGTAATAAGTGCTTATGGTTCAAATTTAATACTGATTCGTTTTCCGCAGTTACAATGCGATCTTTGATAGATTGATTAAGCCAGGCGTGAAACTTCTTGTTTTCGTTCAAGGTGTTTTCTTGCTCTTTAGCTTCAAGCTCTGCTTTTTTGCGATCTTTTATTTCAATTGCTTTATCGCGTATATCAATGCGATTAACGACAGCGGCAAATTTATAAGCCTGCTCGTAATGTTCGCGCAGTGTTAATAAGCTGGTTGCTTGCTCGATAGCATCTAGGTACTTATCAAACTTAGCTTTAGGTAGCGCCCAATCAGGTAATTCAGGCGGGAACCACTCTGCACTCATGCGAGGGCCGTTTTTATTGCTCTTATTAAGCGGTATGTTGATAAACTCGCCGTTAGCTACAAATCGGCTTTCAACCGGTGCACATGTTGCAAACTCGGTGTCAAGTGAGTAAAGGTAGCGACCAATGCCAAATTGCACCGCTGTACGCTTCATAGCGCCAGATAAAGCACCTTTTAACGATTCAATTTGCGAATACTCTGAACCGTCCCATTTAGTGATCCAGTTATCGCCAAAGCGAACACTTAAACCACACAAGTAGCCTTTGCCGCCCGCGGCTTCTTTATATTCGTTTTTCCATCCATCAATGCCGACAACATCGTCTAAGCGTTGTTGAATGGCGCGGTTAGTGATGTAAGGGATAACCATTACCCAAGGCTTACTCTTGCCAGATACGCCACTTTGTTGAACGCGCCATTCAATATCGTGCGCTTCAAATGGGTCGGCTAATAAGCGTTGGATCTCTGCTGATGTTTTTGCGTTGCTCATTGGTCTAGCTCGCTAGTAGAGTAGGTAGGGTGTAAGTGCCTATGCGCTTGCTTTCTCTTGTCGCATCAAGCACTTTCTTTAATTCTGTTGCCGCATTTTCTTCGTTAAGCATTGTTAAGAAAGACTTTTCACACTTGCCGTCAACATAAATAAAAACACTAATAGATGGGTCATTTGCATTAGTAACAACGTTTACATGCACGCGACTTCTAAAGTTGAATGATTCAGCCGTAAGCGTTGCTATAAGCGTTTTTACTTCAAGTGATAATCGACTAGGTGTTTGAGAATTGTTATCCATATAAACCCCAACTTTGTTTAATTCTTTATACAATGATGATGAGTATAACCATTTATACAGGCCGGTCAACAGAATTGTTTAATTATTTATACAAAAGAGGCAAAAAAAAAGCGCCTTGATAGGCGCAGTGGGGTGTTAAGCACTGTTGTCAGCGGTTTATTTTGTTTCGCACTTATACGTGTTGGCTGAAACGCTAGGCGAGTAACCACCATTAATATTTTGCCATACGATATGTGTGGCCCCGGAATCAATCGCTTTTTGTTTTGCTTGCTCCTTAGCGTTTTCAATCCCGGAAGAAGCAGCGAGCCCGCCCCAGCCAGAGGTGCCGCTAACATTGGCTATATAATCGCAATACTCTACATTTTTTGCGCTGGTTTCTTTAATTGTGCCTATAGCTTTGCTTGAGGCGCATCCAGTAACAGTAAAAATTAATATAACTGGCAATATGTTTTTATTCACTTTCAAACCTCGACTATTATTTTTTGCTGTATAAATTATTGCAAGAGTGAACAATGGCCTTTGCTGCCATATCTGAATTTGCATTTTCAATATTCGCTAGGATGCACTCATTTGCATTTTTAGGTGTTAAATAGGTGTGCGCGCCAACTATTGCTATGAAGGATAAAATCGCGATCGCGGTTCCTATGTTTCTTATTTTTTGACTCATTACTAACTGCCTTTTTTAGTAAAGTTAAAAATCTTGAATCAGCTGCTTAACCACGCCAATAATTGTGCAGTTACCATTTATCGGCATTGTTGGATAACTGCTATTGAAAGGCTTTAAGTATTTAACCCCGCCATCAATAACCAGTTGCTTTAATGTTGCCTCGTTGCTTTCTTCCAGTCGCGCAACAACAACTTTGCCATGCTCTGCTGGTACGTTGGGATCGACAATAATAACCGAACCTTCAGGAATTGATTTACCTCCATTAAAAGAGGTCATACTGTCACCCTTGACGCGTAACGCAAACGCCTCATCGCTAACATTTGCAGTGTGCTGATAAAACACCGTTTCAGTTTGGCGCAAGCCTGCCATATCTATTTCTTTCCATTTTCCTGCTTGAACCCAAGATATTAAAGGAGCTTTACCTCTTAGATCTGGCCCAAGCTCTAATTCTACATTCCCTTCTGGTGTGCCAACGCCGGACGCAAGCCACCTAGCATTGCATCTCAATGCTTTCGATAGTTTTAATAGGTTCTCACTAGATGGAGCGACTTGACCAGTTCGCCAATGACTAACAGAAGCTCTACCAGTACCAAGCTGCCTTGCTAGTTCACTTCCTTTTACTCCCAAGGTATTCATTCGAGATATTAATCTTTCTGAGAAACTCATAACAATCCAAAAGTGTTTAGTTATCTATACATTGTATTTAAAGTTTGTTTATTTGTGTTGAACAATTGCCGTGTATAACCTATTATACAAAAAACGCAAACTAAGGAGCGCTTTATGAAAACTCAAGACGCTATTGATTACTACAAAACTAAAGCGGCACTAGCCAGAGCTTTAAAATTAACTCGCGGCGCGATCACCCCGTGGGTAGAGGCAGGTCGATTGCCAAAAGGCAGGGCCTGTGAGCTTCAGCTTATTACAGGCGGACAATTAAAAGTTGATCTGTCTTTATACGAAGATGAGCAACCTGAGTCAGCAGCATAGGAAAACTATAAATGCTTTTATCTAAAAAGAGTACGAGAAACGCAAAACCAAGCGCTCGATGCCCACTTGAAGCAGCGGCAAGTATTGCTAGCGACTTTAATGTGTCTGAAATTGCGCGCGTTATGGCTAAGTCACCAACAACACTTAGCAATAAGCTAAATACAAATATTGATTCGCATGTATTAACACTGCAAGAAGCAATTGCCATTCAGAATATCACTAACGACTGTCGCATTTTAAACGCCTGGGCCCATAGCGAAGGCAAGACAATTATAGATTTGCCGGATGCTGGTTTGTCAGATGAGGAGGTTGCGGATCAGCTTTTAAAGCAACAAGAAACAATGGGTGATTTTGCTAAAACGTTTCGCCTTGCTCGTCAAAAAGGCTTCATTACGCAATCTGATTTTAATGATATTCAAAAAAATGGTGATTCAATTATTACTACTGCGCTTCAACTTATCGCTGAGATTGAGCAGATGGTTAGACCTGATCCTAATGAGCCAGCAGCTAAAGCAACAGCGTTAAAGGTGGCGTAAATGGCTGATCACGCAGACGTAGCGCAATTAGAAATAGAACAAGTGGAGTCGCGCTTGATTGCCAACTTAAAGCAGCCGGAAGTTAATCCAACAGATGATTGCATTGAGTGCGGTAATGAAATTCAAGAGGCCCGTAGAAAGGCTATTAAAACCAATTTATGTATTGGTTGTGCAGAAATGCGCGAGTTACGTAGCAGAAACTACGCAACTCGCAGGTAAAACAAAACCCGCATCAGCTTAGGAGGCAAGATAGCGGGTTTCAATTCAACGAGGTAATTATGGCTAATTTAGCAGAAGTTTACAAGTTCCCTGAACCACCTTGCAAAGAGGTGAATCAGCATGAGCATAAACCAGGTGATTATGTGAAAGCAGATATTGAAGATGGCTATGACAGAGTTGCGCACATGCTTACTAATACTCTAGCAAAGCCACCGGTAAAATTAAGCGGGAGAGAGTTCCAAATAATAAACGCAGTTATTGGAAAAACTTTTCGCTGGCATAAAAAAACTGATTGGATCAACAACGTTCAATTAAGTGAGCTAACAGGAATTTCGCAATCACACATTAGCGAGATTAAAAATACGCTTATTGAAAAAGGCGTTTTATGTGTTGATGGCCGAAACATTGGCGTTAATCCTGTTGTATCAGAATGGGGTAAAACTTACCCAAAAACGGGTAAAAGCAAACTTACCCGAAAACGGGGAAAAACTTACCCAAAAACGGGTAACGACTTACCCGAAAACGGGGAAAAACTTACCCAAAAACGGGTAACACAAAAGAAAGAAACTATTACAAAAGAAATAACTAAAAAAATAAATAAAAAAAGTCTTTTAGAAACTTTGGATTTTTCCACTTGGCCGGCACTGCCTAGCAATCAAATTTTTGATGATTGGATAGCAATGCGTAAAACCAAAAAAGCCAGTGTTAGCCAAACCGTGATCAACAACTTCGGTAAGCAATTTCAAATCGCATTCGATCATGGGCTTAGTGTTGATGATTGTTTGTCAGAGTGCATAACGAGAAATTGGCAAGGTTTTAAATATTCTTGGATAGCTAACGCGAACCAAACTCAATATTCAAACACTGGCCAACGCCCATCAAACAACATCGGCGATCAGCTGGCTTACTTGCAGGACTCACTTTCTCACATTCCTTCACCACATGACGACGAGGTGTTGTGATGAATAACCAGTTACCAACAATCCAGCATGGCGATAAGCCACAAGCAAACAGCGTGCTTATTAAAATCATTGGTGACGAAGTGTTACCAGGACTTAAAGCTTACTACCCAAACAGCGATTTTAATTGGCGCGGCAACCTAGCGTTATTTGCAAATGAGTACGCTAGCCAGCTTTACGGTATGGGCATTGTTGCTAAGCACGTTCGCATGGCGCTTGATGCTGCCCGATTAAGATCAGCAACGGAACGACACGCGCCAAATCCTATCGAATTTAAAATTTTATGCTTACAGGCACGCGGAATGCCAACGCTAGAACAGTGCATTGCTGAAATGAACGAGCAGCGCATTAAAAATTACGGCAAGGATAAAGAATGGTCGGAGCCTTTAGTTTATTGGCTTAACCAGCAAATCGCAGCAGCTCGCGCAACGCTAGCGGATAGCTCATGGCAAAAGATGGCTAAGGACCGATATACAAAACTTGCTGATAAGTACGGCAAGAATGAGTTAAGTCCGATACCGCTAAAAATCGAGTTTAACGAGCCGCCGGCTTACTTGAAGTACGTAGGTTAAGCCATGGCTAAATCATACGAGCAAGATCAAAAAGAATTTATTCGAGCCTTAAAAGAAATTTTAGGCGTTCACTATCAAGCCGCTTTAGCAGACGCGCAACAAGCAAAGGCCGCAGCCCTGGGCGGAATTAAAAACCCGACACCAAAGCAATTAGGCTTTGCAACAGCAGAAGCTAATCGCGCAATGGCAAAAGCAGCTAAAGCGTGTGGCGTTGATAGCGTACCGCAGTACATCAAGGACCAAAAAGAGGCCGCAAAAAACAAACATGCACAGCGTAACAAGTCGCACAGCCAAAACAGGCAAGCGGCCAATCGTATGCAAGACGTTAAAGCGAGCCCTGGCAACTTCACATCAAAGAAGGTGCCGGCTAATCAAGGTTTCTCACTTAACGAGCAACTAGAAAAAACATTTAACAATGCAAGAAAAACAGCTTAGGAGCTAATTATGACTACCAAAAAAAGCACACTTACTCAGTTATCACCAGCCGGCGAGGTTTTTTGTGATGGGTTTATCTCAAATTCAAAAGCACAGGCTACAAAAGCAATTCAGGACGGTGCAGCGGTAAACCATGACGCAGCATTTTCTAACTTAACCAAGTGCACAGCTGTACTAGCTGAAAAATACGGCTTAGACCGTCAAGTGCGTGATGCGCTTATATCAATTGGTGCACACATTTTAGTGCAAGCACAAAAAGAAGCGTTAGCAGCACAAGAGAGCGAGACAAAGGTCGAACCAGCTAAAAAAGCAGATAAGGCCGCGTAATGGCAAAGAAAGTAGTAACCACTACTAACGCCCAATACTTCATGCCCCAAATAGGGCAGGCGGTAAGGGCGCTTTTAAAGCAAGGCAAAAACGTTGTCATTGAGTTTAAAGAGCATAAAGCTAAGCGCTCTTTAGCTCAAAACAGACTGCTTTGGATGTGGAACCAGATAATTGCTGATTATTTTCGTGAGCACTACGGGCAAGAAAATAGCTCAGAGGACGTACACGAAGTATTTGTGCGTAGAAAGTTTGGTGTAAAAGTTATTCAAGCCGGCAACGAGGAACCAATTATCGTGCGCAAGCGAACGCGCAAGCTAAACACAAAAGAGTTTTGCGAGTATCTAAATTGGTTAGAGCAATACTGCGCTGAATATTTAGAGCTTTTACTACCACAGCCGGACGATCTTTATCACTTAGCTATGTATGGGGAGTCAAACAATGTCGCTCATTAGTAAAAAAATAAGAAATAGTGCACGCGGCCAGCAATGCCAAGTGCGTATACCTGGCGTATGCAACCGCAATCCCGAAACAGTTGTACTTGCTCATGTTGGCAAAGGCTCAGGTATGGGGC